TTATTCTGCAAGTTCTGTTTCACTCTCGCCGCAAAGTGGGCTTAATGTCGCTGCCTCTCCCCAGATAAACGCCTTACAGTCTGTCGCATCCTTGAGGGAGATATCCGAGCTGTACACCCCGTTGGTGTCCAGTTCCAATGTTTTTACATCCATGATTTTACCATCTTCCGAATACACGGCGGTCATCACCCTGGCAACTTCGGGGATGTTGTACGCGCCGATTTTCACCGTTGCGCTATCCCCGTCTTTGGCAATGCTGAAATCGTTGACAAAAATCATATCGGTTCTCATAATCTCATAATAGCCGGAAAATACCATCGGATCGGCGACTTCTGTTACCTCGACACGATATCCGGCCGAAAGATCCAACGAATACAAATATCCTGTTTTGTCTTCTTCCACAATATCATTCTTATTATAAATGACATATTTCACGCTTCCGCCGACGGGACAATCGATGGTAATCTCACCATCCTGAATGTTTTTGTATGCAAAACTTTCGCCGGGCAGAACCATTTTCATATGATATGCAGGATACTCCCTTTTCTCAAGCGAAACGGTTCCCTTGGGTGCAATGATGGTCAGATCCGCTGTATTGGCAGTAACGGCAACCCTCTCATTTACCCCGAGGGTAAAAGTTTTCTGGAATTTTTCATTTTTGAGTCCGTTGTCCGCACTGCCGCTTTTGATTTTTCCGTTGCCATCATATTCCACATAATCACAGTTATCGGTCATGACTATCACTGTAATCTGGGAAGAGCCCGTATTTTTAATCAGCGTAGTTTCCCCATCCGGTGTACTGAAATATTCCACAATCGGCTCCTCGATTTTTTCAAATGTAAGCATTCCGATTGGATACCAGAAACAAACATCGGTGATGGCGGTAAATTCCACACAACCGTCCGGCGACACACTCAAAGATTCAATACCATGATACCATCCGTCTTTGTGCTCCAGATAATCCATTGGCCCATACCAAGTGTAGGAATCGCGTTCGATTCTATCGATATATCCGGAAAACTCAATCCAATAATCAAACGCTGCACTGTTGGTAATTCTTCCGCTCTCGCCTGCCGCAAATTCTGCCTTTGCATAGGCGATTTGGCTTTCTTCGGTACATTGCACTTCTCCATGTACGGCAAGCGCTCTCCCCTCATATGCCTTCATTTCCGCTACTTCCTTTTCTCCGCCGCTGCTCCCCGTGGAGATATTGCATCGTGTAGGGAAATCATACTCCTCCGAATAACCAACAAACACAGCAGGCGCCCCTATGCTTACATCCATACCATCATCCTCATTGATATTTTCAAAGGAGTAAATCTTGTAAGGCTCTAAAATCCATGTATCAAAAAGCGGATCCTCCACCTCTTCTATCTCCAATACCGGCGAATGATAGAAAGAGGTATTACCATAAAAAGTAATCAGTACATATGCACCCGATTCCATAAAAAGATTGGAATACCCGTTCCCAAACCCAGTTCTTTTTCCGCTTGTGGAATATGAGATACAACCATATGTAATTCCTGTATCTTCTATATACCATGTATATCTTGAAGTACCGGTGTTTTTCACTTTATAGGTTTTTCCGTATGCCACATCAAAATACTCGCTCTCCTCCGAGCCGGAAACCTTTTTCACCTCAAATGCATCATACAAAGCCAGACTCTCTCCGCTGGTGCTGATGTATATGGTTTCGCCCACGCCAACCGAAATGGTATTGAGCATGGTACTTTCTGAAGAGGAAATCATACTGCCTTCTGCATTGTAAAGCTCATACGCAACATAATTTGTCCCTGCCATTTTCTGGGTACGGTCACTGATATTTTTAAAACTGTATTTGTCCCCGGCAATTAGAATATTTCTGGAAAATACCGGGGTGTCTTCGTGTTTGTAATCAAATTCGTCGGTAAAGATACCTACCGGCATATTGCGAAATCTTGGAGTTACCTTAATGGTCTGCCCCGGAAGGATGTCGATGCTTTTGCTGCTCCACTTCTCGTCAACATGCTGAGATACCACATTTCCGGCACTGTCAAAAATCACCCAGTCCTTTTGCATATCCGTAGCGCTGTGGTTATACTCCACCATCGTACGGACGGTGCCGGTTTTGTTGGTAAAGGAATAGGTATCACCCGGATTGATATAAATCCATCTCAAGGTGGGATTTTCCATCTTTTGGATTTGGAATGTTCCCCGAACGGTAAGAACATCGATATTATGCGTTGCTGTGAGCTCGATGGTATGTCCTGCAGGGATTTCCTTCTTCACTTCGCCGCCGGTACCCCATTTATCACCGATGGCTTCACTCACCACAGCACCACTTGCATCGAGCAACCGCCAGTCGCGCACACCGCCGCACGAAAAAAGCATCATACTTTTTCCCGAGATATTTTTGAAGGAATATCCCTCACCAACCAAAACTATGGCAGTGTCAAAAATGGGCGTGCTTTCTTCTGTGACTGAAAAACTGCCTCGCACAAAGGACACTTTCAATACACTCTCTGCATCAATGCCCTGCAATTTCAGGGTGTATCCTGCAGGGATATCCATTTCATCCCAGCCTATTGTGGTGTCATATTCTGCGATATTTCCATCGGCATCGTACAAAATATAGGGCTTCATTGCACTGTCGCTGGCATCCAGTGTTCTCTCCTCGCCCGAAATGTTTCGAAAAGCATAAACCGCGCTTTTGGTCAGAACAACCTGCTCAAAACAGGACTCTTTTTCCTTTTTGGCAGTGATAACGCTCTTATCATAGGTCGCTTCTACATAAGCATAATCGGCAGTGAGCACAAGCTTTCCGCCCGCCGGAATCTCTGCGTTGCCCCAACCATAGTCAGACTCCACACTACCGTCGGCATTGTAAATAACACAGTCTGCGCCGTTTTCATATGTCACTACGGCTTCTGCCGCGCCGTTGTTAGTAAAGGAATATGTTTCACCTTTCTGAAGATATAAGGTTTCCTGCGTTGTATCAGTTGCATATACCGTCATCCCCATAAAAAGGATTGACGCCAATAACGCTGTCATCCAAACAAATCCCATTACCTTTTTTGCCCAACTCATAATTTGTCATCTCCTGTTTTTTTGTGGCACGACTTACAGCATGCCCATACTGTTCTATTATACTCCCTTCTCTGGTATAAATCAAGCCCATTCAGTCTGTCTAACCCAAATTTGCCTTTAAAAAGCATCAAAAACAACCGTCTATTGTTTTGTTTTACATAAATTATCAATTATTCATTCGCCTCGCACCCTCACGAATGTCATCTGCATTTTGGGCCTTCAGACGAGGGCGTAGCAAAACAATCCTGTGAATTGTTTCGCAGCCCGAGAGTCCCTGCGAGATGAAAGAACGCCTCCAGGGCGGTCTTGAATCCGTCCTGTCCATGGCAGGAAAGCTCCACCAAAAAAAATGTCGCTCTCATGGATAACATCCGTATGTCGGGCCTTCAGACGAGGGCGTAGCAAAACAATCCTGTGAATTGTTTCGCAGCCCAAGAGTCCCTGCGAGATGAAAGAACGCCTCCAGGGCGGTCTTGAATCCGTCCTGCCCATGGCAGGAAAGGCCACCAAACAAAAAACACACCCTCACGAATGTCATCTGCATTTTGGGCCTTCAGACGAGGGCGTAGCAAAACAATCCTGTGAATTGTTTTGCAGCCCGAGAGTCCCTGCGAGATGAAAGAACGCCTCCGGGGCGGTCTTGAATCCGTCCTGCCCATGGCAGGAAAGGCCACCAAACAAAAAAAGAACGCTTCCGCGTTCTCTTTTTGTTTGGTGGGCCTTTCGCTATCAAATCCGAACTTTTCAAGCTCGGTCAGCTCAAGCTTTTTAAGCCGTTCTCCTTCACGGAAGTTGAAGGTAATGGTCATTTTGTCATCATACAGATAAACGGCGTTCACGAAGGTGTTTATAATAATCTCAGCCTGCTCATCCGAATTGTGTATCCGGTTTTTCATCTCGTACAAGAAAAACTCGATCTGCTCTTTGGTGATAGCGGGCTTTTTTATTTCCTCTTTTGCGATGGAGTCGAGGAGTGCCTTTTTGCGTTCCTCTGCGTTCACCAGTCGCTCTTTTGTCGTGTCTGTTATGATTCCCTGCTCAATAGCGTTCATGATGTTATCTATGGCTTTTTGAGCTTCTCGCAGGCTGTTTTTTAACGCTGTGAGCTCAGAGGTGTCGTTCCTCTCCTTCTCATTGAGCTCAAAGGCCTTTTGAGAAATGAGCTCTATGTTCTCATCGGTGAGAACCTGCTCTATGGTTATGTCGGTGATGAGCTGTTCTATCCAGCCCTTCTTAACGGATTTTTTCGTGCAACCCCGCCGGCGTTTTTTCTCTATGCACGAGTAGTAATAGTGCGTGACTTTTGTGTGGCTTGTACCGCTGTCGCCGGTCATATTGCTGCCGCACTTTCCGCAGAACAGTTTCCCGGTCAGGTGGAAGTCCACATCACTTTTTGCGCTTGCCGGGCTGAGCCTGTTTCGCTGTACACGCTGTTGTACCTTCTCGAAAACCGCTTCGTCGATGATTTTGGGGATGCGGTCTTTTATCGTGACACCCATGCACTCATACACGCCGATGTATTTCCGGTTGGTCAGGACTGTGTGCAAGGAACTGTAGGTAAAGCTTCTTCCCTTTGATGTTTTATAGCCTGCGGCATTAAGCTCTTGGCATATCTCTTTTATCGTGTACCCTTCCGCATATCGTTCGTATACGCGCCTTACGACGACTGCGCTGTTTTCATCAATCACATAATTCTTATTTTCGTCTATTTTATAACCAAGTGGAGCGGTCCCCCCCATGTACTTACCGAGCTCTGCCTGTTGGTGCATACCGCGCAAGACATTCTGCGCAAGGTTAGCCGAATAGTATTCTGCCATACTTTCCAGCAAGCCTTCGAGAATAATCCCTTCGGGTCCGTCTGTGATTTTCTCCATTGCAGATAGGACTTTAACACCAAACTTTTTAAGCTGTGCCTTGTATATGGCGCTGTCGTATCTGTTACGCGCAAAGCGGTCCAGCTTGTACACGATGATAAAATCAAACTTTCCGTTCTTGGCATCCTTTATCATTTTCTGAAAATCGGGACGCTTATCGGTCTTACCCGTAAGAGCTTCGTCATGGTATATGTGCACGATGCTTATATCGTTGTTTTTAGCCCATTTGGTGCACTCTTCTACCTGACCTGCGATACTTTGTTCGTTCTGACGGTCACTTGAATATCGTGCGTATATAACTCCTTTTTTCACAGCATCACACCTCACATATCTCTAAAATCTATGAGTATCTCTCCTCTTAGGTACATCATAAGAACATCTGTTTCACCTTTGTCCGCACCGATGGAATAGAGATAGTCAGTTAGTATGTCGGTCTCGTAACCGCTCAACTCCCTCTTCAGCGACTCTTTCAATAAATCAACTGCGTCCTTCGCACGAGGGATTAGATACCGCAAGTCGTTGCGTTCTTCGAGAATCCTGTCTCCTGACGGGAATGGTGTCTCGCCCTCGCGATACAAGAACTTACCGTTTGTGATAAGTAATGGTATACTCAAAACCGCTAAAAACGGGAGCTGTGTTTTTGCCAAATACATCCCGAGCAAAAGCGGGGCGTGTACCCAAAACACGATATATACCACGTACAAGCCGAGAACAACAGTACGCCAGTAAAGCATACGCCGGAATTTCCAAAGTTGTTTTCTTGCAAATGTCAATAGCGGTCCGACCATATCATCTCACCTCAATTATCCTTACTCTATTTCTCTGATCAGCAGTTTCGGTACGCCAAGGACGCGGCAACGCTCTAAGTCTTCATTCTCGATTTTTATCGGCGGAAAGGTCGGGTTTATCGGAACGAGGCGTAGCCAATCTTCGCCGTGTACATACTCAACTCTTTTTAGCGTGGCGTATTCATCATCGTACATAATTGCACCAACCTGACCGCTGTAGTCTAATGTGGTTTGTCTGAGAATCAGAACCCGGTCGCCGTCCTGATAGGTCGGGTACATGCTCTCGCCTTTAACCAGCAGAACAAAGTATTCAGATGCACTTCGCCCATTTAGAAATGTGTTTGGAATATCCACCCGCTCTCCGTCCCAATCTTCGATTGCCACGTGGTCATAGCCTGCCGCTATCTCCCCGATAACCGGAAACGTGGTGTAGTCCTCGGTAATCCTCGGAGATGGAAAACGGGTGTTTTCGGTGGCGGACAACTGCCAGTCGGCTCTGCTTCTACACTCGGATTTTCCTAAAAGATAGTCCATGTCGACGTTAAAGTAATCCGCGAAGGCCTCCAGAGTCTCTATGCCGGGCTCGCGCTCACCACGCTCATACATATTTATGCTACTTTTGGAAACCCCGATCCGTTTTGCAAATTCGGCTTGAGAAATATCTGCGGTTGTTCGTAATAACTTTAATCGCTCGCTAAATTTTGACACTGGTATTCTTCTCCTACTCTTTTTTTGTTTTAAATATAATCTTAATCCTATTATACACGAAATGTGCACAAAGTCAACTGGTCATTGTGCACAAATAGTGCGTGAATGGTTTGTGCACTTTTTGTGTGTGAAACTTCTTGACAGCCGAGCACTTATGGTGTACAATTCAAATTGTGAGCACAAATAGTGCGTGAAAGAGGGTGAGAATATGACCATTGGAAAAAAGTTAAGAAGCCTGCGCGGGGATGTTACACAACAAAAGGTGGCAGATGATCTCGGTATAACAAAATCGTCGTGGGCGATGTATGAAAGGGATGAGCGCATCCCACGGGACGAGGTTAAGATACTTATTGCGAACTACTTCGGCCAAAGTGTCCAAGAGATTTTTTTTGCCCAGCAAGAGCACAAATAGTGCTCGATTAAACGCCGCCCGAGAGGCAAGAGAAAAAGCGGACAAGCAGATAAGGAGTGGTAATCGCAATGGAAACATTCCAAACGTATTACGATGCAAGAGACGGGTGCACGAAGTACGATTACCAGTTCACGCATCCGGACGGTACGCAGTATGGATGCCAAGGCGCACCGTCATTAGAAGACGCACGGGAAATCGTCAAGCAGCAGATGTATGACCGATACTGTAATCTAATACCCGTCACAGGATAAGGAGGAATCGGCATGGGTGCAATTCAAAGCTTACCCACTTACGAGATGAACAGCTTTGCACGTTGGGTGGCCAAAGCCACAGAGCAATATTTTAAAAACCCCGAGGTGCAAAAGAGATTTGAACAGTGGAAACGTGAGCGCGAAGAGAAGTCCGGGAAAGGAGATGAGTGACCATGATCGCACCGACGTGTTCGATGCTGCAGGTGATATTTCTTTGCATAGCCTTTGTCGCGGCAGGAATGGCGTTCTCTTACGTAGTCATCGACGGTATGTCATCCGAGTACAGAGAGCTTAAAAAGTGCGAGTGCGAAGAGAGGAGGGGCTGATATGGCCTACTACCACACTTGCTCTGATTGCGGGGCTAACTTAGACCCCGGCGAAGTATGTGATTGTCAAGTCAAAAAATTTGAGGAGGTAGATGAAAATGTTAGAAATCAGAATCACCGCTCCGGAGCTATCCGAAGCAATCAACAACCTTGCGGCGGCGATGACCGCCCGTGCGCAAATGATCCCGAGTGGGACGACAGAAACTGCAGTTCCTTCCGGCACTACTGGTGTGGCTGTTGAGCCACAGGCTCCAATCCCGGAAGAGATATCCGATGTGTATGATTACGCCGCGATCCCGGCACAGCCTGCACCGACAGTACCCACTGCACTGGCACCGGTAGCACCTGCCGCAGAACCGCAGTACACGCTCGACATGATTGCAAGAGCAGGTACGGCACTTGTAGATGCGGGCAGGCTCGCAGAGGTAACAGCACTGCTTGCGAAATACGGCGTAGAGGTACTCACTGCGCTTGACCCGTCCATGTACGGCGCAATCGCTATGGACCTTCGCGCGATGGGCGCACAGATATAACGGGAGGTAACCGATATGCCGACACCAAACGAACACGCACTGCTGTCCGCATCATCTGCGAGCAGGTGGTTAGCCTGTACGGCATCGCCTCGATTCGAGGAGAACTTTCCGGAGACTACATCGGAGTATGCCGAGGAAGGCAGACTCGCCCATTCGTTCTGTGAGCTGAAGGTGCTGAAAACTTTCACAGAGACAATTACTCCGAGGACGTTCACCACAAGACTTAACAAGCTCAGAAAAGATGCCAAGTATCAACCGGAGATGGAAAAAACATCCGATCTGTTTATTGAGCACCTCACCGATCGTGCAATGGCTTATGACGCACAGCCATACGTAGCCTCAGAAGTCAGAGTAGATTTCTCTGAGTATGTGCCCGAGGGATTTGGAACCTGTGACGTTGTTATGATTGGCGGGGACACCATCACCATCGTGGACTACAAACACGGCAAAGGCGTTCCGGTATCTTCGGAGGGTAATCCACAGATGATGCTGTATGCGCTCGGTGCGCTCAGGAAGTATGCCGCAATCTACGGCGACACAATTACAAAAGCCCGGCTGTGTATAGACCAGCCACGTATCCAAAGCGAGCCAAGTGTTTGGGAAACCACAGTCGCTGACCTTCGGACATGGGGAGAGTCCATCAGGCCATTGGCAGAAAAAGCGTTCAACGGAGACGGGGTATTCCTTCCCGGAGAGCACTGCAGATTCTGTCGGGGGAAGGCACAGTGCAAAGCGCGTGCTGATGTACATACGGCACTCTATGAATTCATAGACTGCGTGCCTGAGGCAAACGGTCCGCTTAATTCAAATACCCTTACTAATGCCGAAATAGGTGACCTGCTCATCAGGGGAAAAGACCTCGTGACGTGGTACAAAGACCTCGAAGAATATGCACTCAAAACGGCGTTAAACGGTGATGAAGTACCGGGGTGGAAAGCCGTTGCTGGCAGAGCTAACCGCACATTCACAGACCAAGATGCCGCCATCAGGGCCGTTATTGCCGCAGGTTACGATGAATCGCTTGTGTACGAGCGAAAGCCTTTGACTCTTTCGGCAATTGAAACACTCATGGGCAAGAAAGAATTTGCGGAAAAGATAGGTCAGTTTGTTACACAGCCGCTCGGCAAGCCCACACTCGTACCTGCAAGTGACAAACGACCTGCGTATAATCCTGCCGCAGCAGATTTTGCCGGCGTGGCAGACGGTGAAAAGAGGTGATAGCAATGAGAAAAAGAATCATTTCTTTGGTAGCTTTGGTGCTGCTCACAGTTGTTCTCCTTACCGCTTGTTCCGAAGCGGACAAGGTAAACTACAATATGTCAAAACAGGCTGATTACTTCGAGTGCGAGCGTAGAATAACAGTGTATAACGCGCGAACCGACAAGGTTATTTTTGAAGCAGAGGGGTACATGAGTATATCCAACAACGCTTCAAAGGAGCTTGTGATTACGTGCAAGACCGGCCCGAATGCGTACAAGAAAAACTACGTCTATCTGAATGACTATACGCTGTATGCAGTAGAGGACATAACCGGAACCCACACAGATCCGTACCACTACAAATTTTACTTCCACACAGAGGTACTGCCGAGTATCGAAGTCAGACCGTAAAAGAGTTAAAAAAAATCTAAAATTGAAAAGGAGAAAAAATCATGTATCAGAACATTCCCACGAAAGTATTAACCGGAGTAGTAAGACTTTCCTACGTAAACCTTGTAACCCCGAAAGAGCCGAAAAATGGAAAAGGTGAACCCAAGTACGGCGTAACACTACTCATCCCCAAAACGGATAGCGCAACCAAGCTTGATATCGAAGCATCCATGAAAGCCGCTTACGAGGAAGGCGTGACCAAAAAGTGGGGCGGAGCTCATCCTCAAATGAACCAGCTGCTTTGGGACGGAGACGGTCTCAGAAAATCGGGTTTACCTTTCAGCGATGAGTGTAAAGGCCATTGGGTCATCAATGCATCCTCAAAGCTGAAGCCGCAGGTTGTCGGCATCGACAACGTAAACTGTGAGCTCGCACCCAACGACATTTACAGCGGTATGTACGCGAGAGTCACAATTAACTTCTTCCCTTACGATTCCGAAGGAAGCAAAGGCGTCGGTTGTGGTTTGGGCAATGTAATGAAAACCAGTGACGGCGAACCGCTGTCGGGCGGTGCATCTGCGGCAAGTGATTTTGCCGATGTCGGAAACGCTGTTGCAACGGCACCCGCATACACACCTGCACCCGCATACACACCTGCACCCACGTATGCACAGGCACCGCTTGCACAAGCACCGATTGCACAAGCAGTTCCGGCCCCGAACAATGTACCGAATACCGGTGTCAACCCCATTACCGGGTTGCCGATGTAATTGATAGCAAAAGCCTTGGCGGACAAAAACGAAACAAAGGGCCTGATATTGGTACACGAAAAAATGCGGCCATTGAGGCGGTCACGTTATAAAGCCGGGAAAGCGTGACACAAAAAAATGTAAAGGAGCTTAAAGGAGTATGCACACACTATCAATCGATATCGAGACCTACTCTTCTGTAGACATCAGAAAGTCGGGTGCATGGAAATACATACAGAGTCCTGACTTTGAAATATTGCTGTTTGCCTACTCACTTGACGGCTCTGATCCCATATGCGTGGACTTGAAGCAAGGCGAACGACTCCCGTTTTGGATGGAAGAGGCCATTACCCATCCCGACTTTATCAAGTCCGCGTACAACGCTCCGTTTGAGTGGGGCTGTTTGTCGAAGTATTTCGGCAAATGGCTCCCGCCGGAGCAGTGGAGATGCACAATGTTCAAGGGCCTGTATGCAGGCTATACGGCAGGCCTTGATGCCACAGGAAAGGCGTTGGGGCTACCTGCAGAGAAGCAGAAGCTCAACACAGGAAAAGCTCTCATACGCTATTTTTGCGTGCCCTGTAAGCCTACAAAAACGAACGGTGGCAGAACGCGCAACCTTCCACACCACGATCCCGAGAAGTGGAGACTGTTTAAAGAATACAACTGTGGCGATGTTGTTACCGAGATGGAGATCGCCAAACAGCTATCTAACATAATTGTCCCCGATTTCGTTCAGAAGGAATGGGAAACCGATCTCATCATAAACGCCCGTGGCGTTGCGGTGGACATGGAGATGGTTCATGGTGCGCTGGGAATGGGCGCGATCGTAAAGCAGAGTCTCACAAACGAGGCTATGAATATTTCCGGACTGAGCAACCCGAACAGCGTAGCACAGCTCACGGGCTGGCTTGAGTCGGAAACAGAAGAAGAGGTGCAAAACCTCACCAAAGCTACGGTGTCTCAGATGCTATCCCGTGAGGACAACAGCCCCGAGGTACAGCGCATGCTTGAGATCAGACAGGAGCTCGGTAAGACAAGCACCAAGAAGTACGATGCTATACTCAACGCCGTTTGTGATGACGGACGAGTGAGAGGACTGTTGCAGTTCTACGGCGCGAACCGGACAGGCAGATGGGCCGGACGTTTGGTACAGGTACAAAACCTTCCCCGCACCTATACAGAGCCTTTGGAGCTTGCAAGGGATTTGGTTAAAGGCCGAAAGCTTGATGCGCTACGGCTCATTTACGGCAGTGTTCCGGACACCTTAAGTCAGCTCATACGCACAGCGTTTGTCGCTCCGGAAGGGAAGGTGCTTATTGACGCAGACTTCTCCGCCATCGAGGCGAGAGTTATATCGTGGCTTGCCGGTGAGGAATGGCGGCTGGAGGTTTTCCGCACACACGGAAAGATTTATGAGGCATCCGCCTCTCAGATGTTCGGTGTACCGCTTGAACGGATCAAGAAGGGAAACCCCGAGTATGAGCTCCGTCAGCGTGGTAAGGTTGCTGAGCTTGCTCTCGGTTATCAGGGCGGTGTTGGAGCTATGCGGCAAATGGACGTAGGCCATCAGCTCGACGACCTGTCCGATGATGAGGTGAAGGACATCGTACTGCGTTGGCGTGAGACGAACAGTCGGATCAGAGACCTTTGGTATGCGATGGACAAAGCCGCGGTGCAGGTTATCACACAAGGCGGTGTTGTAAGGGTAAACAGCGTGGTTGTGGCACGAGAATTCGACTACACCTACAACAAGGACTACATGACTATCGCGCTCCCTTCCGGAAGGAAGCTGTATTATAGCTCTCCGCAAATCGGAGAGAACCGATGGGGTAACCCTTCGATATCCTATATGGGTATGGAGCAGACAAAAAAGAAGTGGACACGCATCGAGACATATGGCGGTAAGCTCGTCGAGAACGTCGTTCAGGCCATTGCAAGAGACTGTTTGGCTCTATCCATAGAGCGATTGAAGACAGCCGGTTACGATGTCGTGTTCCACATACATGACGAAGTAGTTATTGAATGTGACGCTGATAAGGCATCACTCGAAGAGGTGGAACGGATAATGTCCGAACCGATACCTTGGGCAACGGAGCTACCACTCGGTGCTGAAGGATGGATTGGACAGTTCTTTAAGAAGGATTAACGAGAGGATGGTAAATGATGAAATCAGATAGATTCACTGAAGTAATGGACAACCGTATACTGGACTGTGTACAGACACTGGGGGTCAAAGCCGGTGAGTATGCAACCGAAGATAGATTGCATAATTTCAAAGTAGCCGCAGAGCTTCAGAACTGCACACCGATTACAGCTCTTGCCGGAATGATGGCAAAGCACACGGTGTCTATTTACGATTTGGTACAAAGGCAAGAGCAGGGCTTTGCGGTAACAAAGGAGATGTGGGACGAAAAGATCGGAGACCATATCAACTACTTACTCCTGCTCACAGCACTTGTGCAGGAAAAGATTGACGAAGAAACTGAGGGAGCGTGTATCAGTGCAACCCCTGCGGCAGATGTAACCGGCCTTACTGAATATATGAAAGATGAATCGGCACGACTTGAAAAATGGGCTGAAGATATTAGAAGTCACGACCGTGCAGATACATATAAGGCAGGCTACGAACACGGCAGGTGTGCAGGTGCGCAAGAGCTTGCAAGAACTGTATCGCTGTACCTTTCAGGCGGCAGGGAGAGATCATTATGAGAGTATATGAATTGATTACTGAGTTATCAAAGCTTCCTGCCGGGGCTGAGGTAGAGTTCAGAACCACTATGACTCTGGAAGAATTTTCGCAGTGCATCGTAGCTGCTGATGTCAACGGCAAAGATGGGTATCTTGTTTCCGGCAATATTGTGGATGTGGATATGCTCGACGATACGCTTGTCGCTCTGAACAAGTAGGTGGCCGACATGAAGAATAAAGCAGATAAGATAAAATTCATCAGGTTTCAGGCTTTCAAGCAAGACACCCACACGGGTATGGTGTACGCATACGCAATCTACGATGTGCGGAAAGTTCGCAACTTAGAATACTTTAAGCTGTGCGATTTGGTTTTTGAAAAGACGTTGCAGATATATCCATTTGCTGTTGTTATCGACAAGAGTGTCGGTTGGGGCGATATGCACTGCAAGACCGCGCAGATACTGATCGCGATACCTCTTTCAGCCAGCATATACACAACAATGGATGGGTATTGATCATGGACATTTATTCTTTTATCCTTGGCGCCGTCGTCGGCGCGATCACGATGTTTGTATTACTGAAGGGCTGATGAATCATGGTGATTGGAACCTGTCAAAACTGTAAAGACCGTTTTCTTGGATGCCACGGCGTTTGTGAAAAATACATCGCCGCCAAGAAAGAGTATGATGCAAAGAAAGCTGTGGCATCCAAACAACGAAATCGCGAAGGCGACTACTACGATTATAAGATTAACGCAATCATGAAAAACAAAAAGAGAAAGGGGCTGGATTGAATGGCAAGGTATGTTGATGCTGATGAGTTAGAACTTGAATATTATGACCTATCCATTCACGGAACAATGGCGGTCAAGAGTGTATTGCCTGTATTCGCAGAATTATTGAAAAAACAACCCACCGCCGATGTTGCAGAGGTAAAGCACGGGTATTGGTATGAGGTTGATAGTGATGTCGGTTGGGAATTAGTCAGGTGTTCCATATGCGGAAAAGAACCTAGCCTTTGCGATGGCGAGGAAAAAACCGACTATTGCCCCTACTGCGGCGCAAAAATGGACGGAAAGGACGGGGAGCGGGGATGAATGAGTTGTGCGCAAAAGACATACTACTGCATTGCCAAAGCGGTGATGATTCGGATGTAAGAGAAGCGGTGTTGGTTGCGATTAAATCGCTTGAAAATCGGATACCGAAAGCCCCCGACACCAAGATCACAAACAGAGGGATAGACATAACAGGAGAATACAATATTGACAGTGATTATATATGCTCTTCTTGTGGTGCCGTTGTTGGCGATTGCGAAGCGGAAGAACATTTCTATGATTACTGTCCTTGTTGTGGACAAGCAATAGATTGGAGTGAGGAAACCGAGAAAGGTGGTGTCGAGGAATGAGCACAACAATGTCTATAGTAACCTTAATTGGGACGGTGCTTTTTTGTGGTGTAGGTGTACCACTCATTCTAAATTGGTTGTTTGATAAGTTTGGAAGATGAAAGGCGGTGAGCAAAATGACAGATAGCGAGATTTCGAAGGCGTTGGAGTGTTGTTGCAAGATAACAAATTGCGAAAGAGATTGTAACAACAAGAAGGACTGCATATTGTTACATTTGCACGAAGTCATTGACCTAATCAACCGCCAAAAAGCAGAGATTGAGAGGTTGAAGAAGATTGAAGCAAACATTCTCGATGTTATGCGGGAGAATATAGAACAGACACAAGCCGAAGCAATCAAAGAGTTTGCGGAAAGGTTGAAAACCAAACTAAAAGACGAAATATGGGATTGGGTTGGTGATATGGAGTACGAGCCAAACAGAGCATATGGGGTTGGTAGGGTTTGGTCGATTATAAACGAAATGGTGGGTGATGAATGATGAGCAATTATGTAATTTCCATTGATGATGAAAAAATAACAGAACAAATCAACGGCATTATAAACACAATATTTAACCGAGAAATACAGAGTAAATATGGAGAAACAGGGCGCGAAATCGCACAAGCGGTCAAAGATATTGTGTATTCCCACAAAGACGAGATTATTGACAAAGTTGTAGAAAGAGCAACGAAAGAAATCGTTAGAAAGGGATTGCCAAAATTGTTAGAAAAAGGGGTGTGTTGAATATGAAATGTAAAAATTGCGGGAAGGAGTTTACACGCACAAACCCACGGCAGAAATATTGCTCTCTCGAATGCCGTTTGGAATATAACGCGAAAAAAGCAACGGCAAAGCGAGAAAAAGCACGGGCGAAAAATCCCATTGTAAAAACGTGCGTTGTTTGTGGCAAGCAGATCGCACCGCCGAGGATAGCAACGTGTAGCGAGGAATGCTCAAAGATACACAAACGGCGGTATGAAGCCGAAGCATGGCAACGGGACAAAGCCGAAAGGAAAGCCGCACGGGAACGGCGCAAAGAGGAAAAAGAAATTGGGCGAGAACGGGAACGAAAAAAACGCAAAAAGCCTGCTCTTTCAACTGCTCAAATTAACGCGTTGGCGAGAAGCGAGGGCCTGAGCTATGGACAGTATTGTGCAAAACATAATTTATATTAGGGGGTACTGATATGTCAATAACAATCAGAAACGCTGAACACTACATGGACACAACCGCATTTAACGGAATCATGGACGCGCCGCAACCAGGTGAGGTTTGGATGTGGCAGGGGAAAGAGGTTCTGATCATCAGAAACCAGGGCACGCTGTGCAACGTACTGGCGCTGACAGATAAGTGCAACGGAAGCGACAGCGTCGAGGTGAAAAGCCGGTCTCTTCGGTACACCAATCCTGCGATGCTCCAGTACGCCTTTAATGCTTATTTTGGCGAGTTTATCAAAAAAATCCAAGACGATGAATTCGATGATATTCTGTGCGCTGTTCGAGAGGTGCTTGGTTTTGATGACTGCACAGAATATTGTGAAAATAAGCCCGTGAAAGAAGTTTATTGTCCCGAGGACACTCTCGTTGAATTAAACGCAAAATCGGCAGAAATCGAAAATTTGCGTGGACAAGTGGCACTTCTCAAAGAAATGTATGGGGAAGTTTTGCAGAAGTGTCTGGCCAACAGGGGGACTTCGGCATGAAACACGGAAAAAATCCGACGGTCAGACAGAAGAAATACCTAACCTCGCTTGGGCTTAATCATGAGAACTGGCTGGTGTGTCAAGACACACCGGTACGTATGGTTCTGACCCACAAACACACGGGTTTACTCAAGGTTATCGACAAAAGCAGGTGTGGCCATGAAAACGTATAAGATTCTCGGCAGAAGAAGCGTTGTGGCGTGGCTCAAAATGATGCTTGGCGTTTGCGAGGCGGATGGTTGCCACAGGCGTTCTTGTTGCACCCTTACCATCAGCACGGACGACGAGAAAAAAGAGAAGCTGTGCAAAAGGCACATTTGTGATGAGCATCTTGTGCAACTTGTGGTATTTAGGGATGATATATAAAACAGCCCGAACAAAGGGCAATAAGGAGTAACCGCGTATGCAAAATGATAGGAAGATAACAATATCTGCCGGGACAAGCAGACGCGCGACGCAGTGGAACGCGCAGACGCTCCTTGTTTCGGAACTATGGAATAAATTAAAAACCCCGGCAAGGGGTACGGAAACTCTATCGGAATACATGAGCTACAAAAAAGCTCAGCAGGACGATCTGAAGGACATCGGTGGCTTTGTCGGGGGGAGCTTAATCGGAGCACGCCGTAAGGCGAACAATGTGTCTGGACGTGACATCGTCACACTCGACCTCGACAACATCCCAGCGGGCGGCACAGAGGATATCCTCCGCCGCGTGGATGCTTTAGGCTGTGGGTACTGCATCTACAGCACGAGGAAGCATCAGCCTGCGGCACCGAGACTGCGTGTGCTGTTCCCGCTTGATCGGACGGTAACCGCAGAGGAGTACGAGCCGATTGCTCGTAAGATGGCGCAGTACATCGGATTAGAATTTGCAGACCCGACAACCTTTGAGGTCAGCCGTCTGATGTATTGGCCGAGTTGCTGTTCAGACAGCGAGTATGTGCACGTCGTCGGGGACAGGGTATTTGCCTCTGCCAACGGCATCTTAGCGCAGTACACTGACTGGCACGATATGACACAGTGGCCTGCCCTTCCGGGACAGGCGCAGTTTACAAAGCTCGCGGTCAAGCAAGGCGACCCCGAATCAAAGAAAGGCGTTGTGGGTGTGTTCTGCCGCATCTACGACATCTACCGCGCGATGGACGAGCTCATACCCGGAATCTACGAAGCCGTGGACACCATGCCCGGACGATACACCTACATTGACGGCTCCACAACCGGCGGCGCGGTGATGTACGAAAACGGCAAGTTCTTATACAGCCACCACGCAACCGATCCGTGCGGCGGTCGTCTGGTAAACGCCTTCGACCTTGTCCGGCTTCACAAGTTCGCCGATAAGGACGACGAGGCACAGCAAGGCACCCCGACCATTAAGCTCCCGTCCTACACAGCTATGTGCGAATATGCAATGGGTCTGTCGGATGTCAGCGCACTTATGGCACGGGAGCGTTACGAGTCTGCGGTAAAGGACTTCGAGGGCATCTCCGAAGACAACGCTGACGACATCGCAAACTGGTCTGTCCTGCTCGAAACCAACAGTCAGACCGGAGCCATCAAGGGAACGATCAACAACGTGCTCATCATCCTCGAACACGACCCTTTGCTGAAGGGAAAATTCGCTCTGAACGAGTTTGCCAACCGTGGTGAGGTGCTCGGTCCTCTGCCGTGGGACCGCCGTAGCACACGCAGGCTGTGGAGCGATAACGACACTGAAGGGATGTACTGGTATCTCGAAACGGTTTATAAGATCACCGGAAACGGCAAGATAGACGGAGCTCTCTCCCTGCACTCCAACAAGTTCTCCTTCAATGAGGTGCAGGATTATCTCAAGGGCCTCAAGGGAAAGTGGGATGGCGTACCGAGGCTCGACACGCTGTTCGTAGACTACCTCGGAGCGAAAGACTCTGCATATGTGAGAGCCGTTACCCGTAAGTCCTTCACCGCCGCCATAGCACGTGCTATGACCCCGGGATGTAAGTTCGACAACATGGTTATTCTGACCGGACCGCAAGGCCTCGGCAAGAGCACTCTCCTCGATAAGATGAGCCGTGGATGGTTCAACGACAGCATAAGAACCTTTGAAGGAAAGGACGCCTCTGAGCTTCTTCAGGGCGTTTGGATCGTGGAGGTGGCCGAGCTCGATGCATTCCGCAAGACCGACATCGCACGTATCAAACAGTTCCTGAGCTTAAAGGCTGACCGCTACCGTGCGGCATACGGCCGTCACGTCAAAGAACTTCCGCGTTGTTGTGTGTTCTTCGGAACGTGCAATGAGTTTGAGTTCCTGCAAGACCCGACCGGAAACCGACGTTTTTGGCCGGTAGATACCGGAGAGACAAGATGTGCCAAGAGTGTGTTCCGGGATTTGGGTGACGCGGAGATCAATCAGATTTGGGCAGAGGCGTTTGTGCGGTACCAGCTTGGCGAAGAGCTGTATCTCACCGGAGCTATTGAGGAAGAGGCGAGACTCAAGCAGGAGGAGCACAGAGAGGCCTCCGCCCGCGAAGGTATCATCGCGGCATTCCTTGACAAAAATATTCCGGAGGATTGGGGCAAGTGGGACCTCGATAGGCGCAGGATGTATTGGGCAGGTACTGTCAGCGGTGATTGCAACATCGTTCCGCGTGACCGGGTGTGCGCGATGGAGATTTGGTGCGAAGCGTTCGGCGGATCGATGAAGGAGATGCGGAGCGCAGATACGCGAGAGATCAATGCCATCATCAGCAAGCTTTGGATTGGTCATAAACCAAGACCGGCGCACTTCGGAATTTATGGTACACAACGTGGTTTTTTCCGGTAAATCCATCTTACATTTTTTCTTACAATTCGTCTTACATTCGCAAAATCGTGTAAAAGTGTAAGAAAATAATCGATGGTCAAAGAAGGTCAAAAATCTTACACTTTTTCGCAAAAAACGCCGAAATGTAAGAATGTAAGAAAAAGTGTAAGACGAGTTTTCCGCGTGGTTAAGCCATTTTCTATACTTTTCTTACATTCTTACATATTTTCTATATGAGTATATAAATATATAGAGTTTATAGAGGAAAAAAACTCTATACGCCTATAATACATACGCGTATATAGGAAATTGTGTTAGAATGTAAGATTTTCAAAAAAAGGAGTAGAGCTATGCTTGAAAGTGAAGTTGAGAAAAAGCTGTGCAAGAGAGTGAAAAACGAGTTACACGGCAGAGCTTTTAAGTGGGTGAGTCCGGGGCAAAACGGAGTACCTGACCGAATCGTCTTGGTACCGATGGGGCGAATCTACTTTGTGGAGACAAAGGCACCGGGCAAAAAGCTTAGGAAGTTGCAAGAGCTGGTTCGGGGTTTGATTCGGGAGTTAGGCTTCGTGGTTTTGAGGATTGATACGATGGATAAGGTTGAGGCGTTCGTGAGGCAGGTGAAGAAACATGAAATTTGAACCGCACAACTATCAGAGGTATGCCATCGACAGGATTGTGGCCGACGATGCAGTAGGGCTATTTTTACGTCCGGGCTTGGGCAAGACATCGATCACACTGTCGGCTATTAATATCCTGCGGTATTACAAGTGGTACGTACATAAGGTGTTGGTTGTAGCACCGAAGAAGGTCGCGGAAGGCACGTGGAGCAAGGAAGCATCCAAGTGGGATCACCTACAGCACCTGAGAGTGGTGACCGTTCTTGGCAGTAAGGCACAGCGGGTCAGTGCACTTGAAACACCTGCGGACGTGTATGTCATCAATCGGGAGAACATCCCGTGGCTGGTGGAGTATTATCAGCAGGCGTGGCCTTTTGATATGGTGGTGCTTGATGAAAGTACAAGCTTTAAGAATTCCCAAAGCAAAAGGTTCAAGGCGCTCAAACGGGTGCGGAGGCTTATGAAAAAAGTTGTACTGCTTACCGGGACACCGTCGTCAAAAGGTCTTGAGGACCTGTGGGCGCAGATATATCTGCTTGATGAAGGTAAGCGACTCGGCAGAACAATTACTGCGTTCCGGCAGGCATATTTCAACTGCAACACGCACGGTGGGTACTTTACAGAGTACACAGCGAAACCCGGAGCTGAGGCGGCAGTGCTGGGTGCGATCAGTGATATCTGTATCAGCATGACAGCCGATGACTATTTGGAGCTTCCGCATCTTGTGCAACACGAGATACCGGTCGTTTTGGACGGCAAAGCGAAAAAGGCATACAAGGCGTTTGAGCGCGACCTTCTGCTGGAGCTTGACGAGGATGTTGTTACTGCAAGCACGGCAGGCGTGCTGACCGGAAAGCTTTTACAGTTTTGTAGCGGCGCGATATACAACGAGGACAAAGAGGTTCTGCCGCTTCACGACTGTAAGCTTGAGGCGTATATGGAACTGCTTGAGAGCCTGAACGGAGAGCACTGTATTACCTTCTATGGCTTTCAGCATGACAAGGACAGGATACTTGCGGCGTTGGCCAAGACCAAGCTTCGTGTCAGGGTGTATGAAGGCACACAGGATGAGGATGACTGGAATGCCGGCGAGATCGACGTACTGTTGGCACATCCTGCAAGCTGTGCTTACGGTCTGAACCTGCAGGCAGGCGGCCGTCACATTGTTTGGTTCACACCGAACTGGAGCTTTGAGCTTAACGATCAAGGCATATGTCGGTTGCTTCGGCAGGGCACTGTGTACGACAAGATATTTGTGCACTACTTGGTGGTGCAGGGTGGTGTCGATGAGGACGTTCTCAAGGCGATTCAGAGCAGAGAAGACACCCATCAGAATGTGATGAATGTCCTGAAAGCACGAATTAAGAAAGTAAAGGAGCTGAGGTAGCATGACGCTGAAAGAGCTTTCACAGCTATACTACCTGAATAGGGAAATCGAGATGGACAAAAAGAGACTCGCAGAGCTTCAGCAGAAGGCGTACAATATCTCCAGTTCAAAAATCTCCGGAGAGCCACGAGGCAGTTCCGGAGCGAAGGGTGCGGCGTATGAGAAGTACGTTGCTGAGATTGCCGACTTGGATGCGATCATATTGGCCAAGCAGATACAGTGCCTGCATGAACGGAATCGCTTGGAACGCTACATAGCTGACATACCGGATAGTCTGACGAGGATGATATTTACTTACCGGTTCATCAACGGGCTGACGTGGTTGCAGGTTGCAAACCATATCGGCGGTTACAACACCGAGGACGGCGTGAAGAAAATTTGTTACCGACACGTCGATCGAGAGAACGAAGACGAAAAAGAGAGAGGCTAAGCCTCTCTCTTCGTGTTATTTTTAACTCTTTCTGCCAGTTCGCCATCCTCTATGAGCGCATACAGCGGAACACGCAGTGCATCAGCAAGTGCTGTTATGATATCGAGCTTGGCGGAATCCACAATCTTACGGCCGTATTCATATTCCTGAATCGTTCTGAGATTCACACCGGAGAGCTTTGATAGCTCAGCCTGTGACAGCCCGGTACGCTTTCTTACTTCCTGTAGTTTCACCCTATCACCCCCATTGACCATTATACGACTTTAGCAGTAGCTTGTCAATGGCGGCTGTGTTCTTGGTAACCGAAGTGGTCTCGTATTGCGCATTCGCATCGTGAGCACTCATCGTTATTGTTTAATTCGCACACATCGAACCATTCGCCGCAGAACCAGCACTTTCCGTATTCTGTCCAGCTTCCGCCGATTTCGGATATCAGCGTATATCCGGAGGCATCTGCGTAGGCGGTGGCTTCGTCCAAATCGTCGAATGCGCGGACTCCGTCGTTACCGCACGACACCTCGTAGTAGTGAAGGTTTGCCATGCTTTATGTCCCCCTTTCAGATTATCGTCCGTAACTGCAGAATGGTTTTGAGCTCTCTGATCTGTTCAGCAAGCATCTCGAATTCCTGTACAGCTTCTTCGTAGTCTGCCGCACCAAAGTTATCCGACAGGTGTCTGAGGTTGTCGTAGATTTCCCAAATGCGACTCTGTTCCTTGTCCTCCAAGACCGTGTAGCCATTTTCACATTTTATCACGCTTCATCTCTCCTTTTGGTTTTGCAGTATGGCTGTCGGGGTTTGTGACCGTCTGCCTGACCGCATTACCACCGCCGGAGCGGTGTCACTCTGCTTAGAGTAAGTCTTCTCTCAAAAAGGCCTTCGCCTCTTCCTTGGAGTTGAACTCCCGGATGCTGGTATCCTTGTCGTTGTAGATCACCAGCCATTTGTCGAGGTTACCTTCGGTGTTGTCATCGAAGATGAGTTCCAAGGCCAATAGATCCTTGACCTGACCGATTACTGCCAAGTTACCGCTTACCCGATTTCCGTCATCGTCGTGGATGTAAGTGTTCACGATTCCGGTATCGCCTACTTTGAAGAATTTTACTTTCATGGTCGTTATCTCCTTTCTCAGTCAGCGTTTGCTATGAAGATTCTTCTGTGCCGGGCTTTGTTCAAGCCGTGCCAATCTGATAGAGCATCTGAGTACTCTTCGTAAATAGTCGCCTGAGCTTTGTCCCCTACCCAATCGGCAGTGCCATCTTCGTTTACCCGCAGGAACAGGTGTTTACCTTCTTTGCTTACGCCTACGATCATTTGCTTCATGTACCATCTCTCCTTTTTGATTTTGCAAACTGTCTGTCGGGGATTGTGACCGTCTGACTGTCCGCATTACCGGAGCTTTAAGCTCCGTCACTCTGCATTGGCTTGTGCGAAAACGTAAAGGATGTTGCTTTCGGAATATTCCGGATTCGGCCGGTGATTCTTGACCAGCACCTCTGCGTAGCTGAGTCCTACCCACAGGTAAACGGAGCAGAGCATCAGGATCGCAACGGATTTCAAGAGCTTTTTCATTTCGAGTCCTCCTTTTCGAGCCGCGCCAAACCTTCTCTTTGCAGGAATACTGTTTTCAGGTGAGCGTCCCATTCCGGCAAGAGATCGGCCTCAGTGATTACGTTCAGAAGGATGTTGTACTGAGCTTTGTACGAGTCATACACTGCGTTGTCGAACTCTCCGAAGAGATTTTTCCATTCCCGAGCTTTGTCTTTGCAGTACAGTGCGTTGGTGAACAATACTTCTTTCAGTGATTTCATGATCATTCTCCTTTGTGTTTTTTGCGGCTGTCGGGGTTTGTGACCGTCTGCCTGACCGCATTACCGGAGCGTATAGCTCCGTCACTCTGCGTGTTTTTCGTCCCACTCGTGCAACATCTCAGAGAGTTTGTCGTGAAGCTTCTCCCATTTCTCGGCGTCGCTCTCACGTGTTATGCAACCGACCGCTAAAATCAAGTCGCACACATCAATCCGTTTGAGCTTCAGTGTTACTGTTTTACTGTTGTAAGTTCCCAAGGTTCATCGTCTCCTTTTCGTTGGAATCTACGTTCTTTGCATACAAAATTGCTTCGTTCAGGTCATCGTGCTGTTGGAATGTGATTGTGTCAACCTCGTGTGTATTCCAGTCATACTGTCTGACTGAGAACAACCGCCGGCTTCTATCGAAGTTGTCTTCACTTGTTACGAAGGCGTTGTTTGGAAGCATTCCGTATTCCACTGTGCTACCCCAAAAAGTCATTGTGTCTTTATCAAAGAAGTGGTTTCCGTTTCGGGAATTGTCTCGGATCGCTTCCTGCATCTTTGCATTTTTGATGCCTCTGCATACGTACTTGGTTTTCATGTTTCATCGTCTCCTTTTCGGTTTTTTGTACGACTGCGGTCGTATCTGTCAAGCTCATTATACGACCGCTGTCGTAGTTTGTCAAGCACTTTTTTCAAAAAAGTTCAAAAAATTTTTATTTTGTCCCGATTGTCCCGGCCATACGTGCTAATATGATATTGCGGGTCGTGGGTAAATTTACTTGCTTATCCGTCATACCTCCTTTCTATTGCAGAAACAGGAAGCAGTCTTTTGCCATTGAGACCGCTTCCTGTTTCTACGTATTCCGAAAATCTTAAAACGAAAAGTGGTGAGAAACGTGTCAAGAGGACAGAAGATAAGTCCGGAACAGGTGTATAAAATTATGGCATCCTACGCCGTGACCGGAAACTTCAAGCAGACATCAAGAGACCTCGACATTCCGTATACGACCGTCAGAGAGACATATTTGGAGAACAAGGACAATCCTGATTTCGTGAAACTAAGCGACGAAACAAAAGCAAGCTTTTCTGAGTCGGCAACGGCGATCATTGAAAAGGGACTCACTCTCTTGGAGAGGCGATTCAACAGAGCACTTGAGCAGGAAGCAGAGCTCGATTTGTTCATTCAGGAGATCGCCGACACAAACAAGATTCAGCTTAGCCAGCAGGAGAAGAGCATTCTGATAACCAAGCTCAGAGGCCTGCAGTTATACGATGTTAAAGCCATAACCACAGCGATTGGCACGTTGTACGATAAGCGTGCGCTGGCTGAGGGCGGCTCAACAGACAACGTGTCGGTAAGCATCAAGCTCCCTGAAGGGATAGATGAATATGCCGGATAACACGACCGTCATTGACATAAGCACCATGAACCCAAAGCAGGCGGCATTCTTTAAAGCCCGCAGTCGCTTTGTGGCGTATGGCGGTGCGCGTGGTGGCGGTAAGTCTTGGGCGATAGACCGGAAAGGTCCCCTGTTAGCCCTGTACTACCCCGGCATACGGATTCTGCTACTCAGAAGAACGTACAAGGATTTGGAACGCAACCACGTCAGAATGCTGGAGCCGTTATTGAAAGGACTGGCGAGGTATTCCCGACAGGAGAAGTGCTTCTACTTCCCCAACGGGAGTATATTGGAGCTTGGGTACTGCGCATCTGAAGCTGATGTCCTGCAGTATCAAGGCCAAGAGTACGACATCATCATAATCGATGAGGCGACACAGTTTACCGAGTTTCAGTTTGAAACGCTTACGGCCTGTTTGCGTGGTGCGAACAGCTTTCCGAAGCGGATGTATCTCACCTGCAATCCCGGCGGCGTTGGTCACGAATGGGTGAAACGCCTTTTCGTGAGCCGTAGATATAAAGACACGGAGTGCCCGGACGACTACGAGTTCATACCGGCGACTATTTTTGATAACAGGGTACTGCTCGACAGCGATCCGGGCTACGTGAATATGCTGAATAACCTGTCAGACGGTCTGCGGCAAGCGTGGCGTGACGGCAACTGGGACATGCTCGCAGGGCAGTATTTCTCCGAATTTGATCGGAGCGTACACGTCGTAGAACCTTTTGCCATTCCTGGTCATTGGAAGCGGTACCGGGCCATTGACTACGGACTCGACTGCCTGGCTTGTTTGTGGATCGCCATTGACGAGCGAGGCGATTATTATGTTTACCGGGAATATGCCGAGAGCGACAAAGTCATTTCTGCCGGAGCGCATGACGTTCTGAGTTTATCAGAGGATGAGACGATCCTTTACACTGTCGCCCCGGATGACCTGTGGGCAAGATCGCAGGAATCGGCAAAGAGCAAAGCCGATCTCTTCCAGGAGCACGGCCTGACGCTTCATAAAGGAAACCGCAATCGTGAAGCGGGATGGCTTGCTGTGAAAGAGCTTTTGACAATAAAAAACGGCGAAAGCCGGATAAAGATATTCTCCACCTGCACAGGCCTCATTGAGTGCCTGCCTGCATTGCAACGAGATATAAAGAAACCGACTGATTGTATGACAGAGCCGCACGACATCACCCATTTACCTGATGCCTTGCGGTATTTTTGTCTGCAGTATGTGTACCCGACCAAAGAAGAGGATACACGAAATCAGTTTGAAAAAGACATTGACCGATATCGCAATAAGCGTTTGAAAGGATCAAAGTCGAGAAAAAGCTATTATTAGAGGAGTTGAAAAGGAATGTACGTTAGACGAGTAAAGAGAAAGTGCGGCGTCAGAGGCTGTAAGCACACAGACTCTTATGCCATCTCCCTGACCAGTGAGGTTGGCAACACAGTCATTGCCTGTAAGGAGTGCCTGCTGAAAGCATTTAAGGCAATTGAGTCCGGTCAGATCGGCGCAAACGCTCCGAAGAAGAAAACATCTGTGCCGCCTTTGTTCTTTAATGCCGGCGCAGTAAGCCCTGCTGAGGACATCCATGAGGAAGAGTCCTTCACTACAGACAACAGTGCCCTTTTACAGCAACAGGAAGCGCCTGCTGAGGACATCCATGAGGAAGAGTTCTACGTTTGTCCGCACTGCGGTCAGGTGTGCAAGTCTGAACTCGGTCTTCAGAAGCACATTGCCGCAAAGCATAAGGATGAAGCGTGATGACGGGCGCAGTTTACGCCCTGTGTGGCGTTATCCTGATTCAGCAGATTATTCATCATTATGAGCGAAAAGACCTTTACGACCGCATCATGAGCAAGAATCTGACGGAATACAAAGGTGATTCGCCCGGCTACCAGGCATCAGCGCATTCCCGTGTGCTGAGTCGATGGCGACAACGAAAAGGGGGTGACGATGAATAATGAACTGGAGAATTTCACCACCGGTTGGTGGTATTGTGGCATCTGTAGGGAGCCTATTCAGCAAAAAAGCTGAGGATCCTGACGATGCAAAGGTGATTGACGTCAACGAGGATGGCGAAACGCTGTTTAAGGAAGACATCATCAAAAAAGTGCTTGATGACCTTGAGATGCGAAGAACAGAGCGATCTGCTTTGGAGCGTCAGTGGACTCTCAATGCCAACTTCCTTGTCGGCAACCAATACTGCGATATCAACCCGTACCGGGGAGACATTGAGCAGTTAGAGCCGGTATATGATTGGTTGGAGCGAGAGGCTTTCAACCAAATTGCTCCCCTGATCGAAACCCGTATAGCGAATCTGAAGAAGATTAATTTCATGATGAAAGTCAAGCCTGCGACCAACGAACTTGATGATTATGCGAAAGCAGAGGTTTCGACAAGCGTCCTGCAGTACGTACAGAAGACATCTGACTTTGAATCGAAGAAAAACACCCTGATTCATTGGAACGAACTGTGCGGCAACTGTTTTTGGCTGTCTTGGTGGGACAAGGATAAAGGCGAACTGTTCGCCACCAAAACAGTGATTGATGAAGACGAGAACGGCAACACCCGGAAACGTGAGGTTGCTTATCGCCAGGGCGACATCGATTATGGCCTTATCACGCCGTATGAGGTGTTCCCGGAGAGCATATTCAAGCAGACTGTTGAGGCACAGCGATCCATTATCCTGGAGCAGGTAAAGACTGTTGAGGACATCTACGATCTGTATGGGATCAAGGTTGAGGGAACAAGTGTTGAAACATTTGAACTCACCCCTGTGGCATCAGGCGGCGGCTTCGGATATGAGAATACAGTCGTTTCGCTTGGTCACAGGAGTTTCGATAATGCTCAGAAGGTAATTACCTACTTTGAGAGACCGTCGAAATACAAGCCAAACGGACAGATGATCATCATTGTCGGTGATTCAGAACTTGTCTATTACGGCGATCTGCCGTACAGCAGAATTCCTCTCGTACAGTGCGTATGCCGTGAGGTTGCAGGACAGTTCTTCGGAAAATCAGTTATCGAAGACCTCATTCCACGCCAGAGAGCATACAACGGCTGTCTGAACAGAATCCACGAGTTTATCAAGCGTATTGCCCTCGGTAACCTGTCTGTACAGGAAGGATCTATCGACATAGAGGAATACGAAGAGAATGGACTGGCTCCTGGCGCTTTCCTTGTGTACAGGGATGGTGCCAACCCCCCTGTCCCGATTCCAAACGGCAATCTCCCGTCCGAAATCATGGCAGAACGCCACAATCTGAAAGCGGACATGGAGTATGTCGCCGGAACATCTCAACTTATGGTGAACGGCGCAACACCTACTGGCGTTACATCCGGAAGAGCGCTTGACACCCTTGTGGAGATCGACAGCACGAGAATGTCGCTTACAGGCGATCACATCCGAAATGCGCACAAAAAACTCTCAATATTGTGGCTTGAGATGTACAAGCGGTATGCCACAACCAAGCGTATTGTGAACTATGTTGGCAACAACAATATCGCTAAAGCCCTGGTTTGGTGCAATGACGACATCAATAGTTACGATGTCGACTATGTCACCGAAAATGAACTGCTGATGAGCGAAGAAGTGCAGAAACAGCGATTCTTTGATGCTTATAACATGGGACTCTTTACTGACAAGGATGGCAGAATCCCGGAAAGAGTAAAACAGCGTGCCTTAGAGTTTATGAAGATAGGCAACTACTCAGATATTATGAACATCAATCTGCTTCAGATGCAGGCGGCTCAGCGAGAGAACGTGTTTTTCGAGAACGGCGTGATTCCCAAGGTATCTGACTTTGACGAGCATGAAATCCATGTAGAAGAACATCTTCGTTTTGTTCTTCAGATGGATTTCCAATTATTGAAGATGAAAAAGCCCGAATACGCCGAGGCTCTTGAGAGCCATATCAAAGACCATAAGAAGACCATAGAACAGGAAGAACAGAAAAAACAACTCCTTGCTATGCAGGGACAGATGATGTAAAGGAGTGAAACACCATGCCTAATATTTTTGATGAGGCAAATAAGGCCACGGAAGAGTTATTTGAGCAGGATAATCAGATTGCCATAGACGAAGCAAATGCCGAAGAGGCTCCTGCCGATACTTCCGGCGCAGAAGAAACACAGACCACCGAGGTTCCTGCAGAGGAATCCACTGCACCTGCTACTCAGGAAGACGCTACGCCGGAGCAGGTAGCATTAGGTGAGGCGGCGCAGACGGCAGAAATTGCCGCACAGGTTGCCGCAGAGAAAGACGCAGAACTTCAGTCCGTCATGCAACAACTTGAGGCTGAGAGACAGAAAAATGCGATGTTGCAGGGTACTGTAGACGAACTTTCCCGTCAGAATGAACAGGAGATCGTGGAAGAAGCACTTCAGCCCCCTGTATTGGATATCGCATCTTTGGCTTTCGCTGATGAGGAAACAGTCAAAGCGGCAGAGGCGAAATACGCCAAAGACATGGCAAACTATAACCGCCAGGCGTTTATGAAGGAATTTGCCCCGGTTATTGAGCAGGCCAACGAAGCAAAGTACGCCAAAGAGAAGAACGATGTCATTTCGGCATTGGGGCAGGTGAAAGAGTTGAAAGGCATCGATGGGATGATTCCTCAACTTGACAGAATCATCGCCAACAACAAAGCCCTTTCGTCTGATGCTGTTCCGCTTGATGAGAAGTACATAACAGCATATGCCATTGCTATGGGTGTTAACTCCATGAACAACCCGCCTGCTGAGCCGAAAGAACTCACACCTGACGAATTGATGGATCTCTACAACAAAAACCCTGAGTTTCAGGAGATGGTTGAGAGACAGAGAATCGACCAGGTGAAGAACAGTCAGCAAGTGCCTCCGTTTTCTGCAAGTAGCGGTGCGGTAAATGCGGCACTCGATATAAATGAAGAACCCAAAGGGTGGGACGACGCCTCTGAACGAACCAAAAAGATGTTCGGAATGGGCTGATCCCACAAAACAAATTTTTAGGAGATGATAATTCATGAATGCACAGACACTGAAAACGTTTGAAAAAGCGTTGAAAGAAAACTACTTGCCGGTATGGAAGAATCAACTTGGCGTTGAGCCTTCTGCCCTGCTGTCCAAAGTCAAGAAAGTGCCGTTGAAATCTGACAAGATCGTGGCAACTGCACCTGTTGGTCTTAGCGGCGGCTTTGGCTTTGGCGCTGAAGGTGCGGCTACTCCTGCGGCAGGTAACGTGAAGTTTGAACGCTTCGAGACTCGTGCGAAGGATATGTATGTAAACATCTGCATTTCCGCTAAAGCCGTAAGACTGACCGGTTCCGGCGGTGCTATGGCTAACGCACTTGACACCGAAGTAAAAGCGGCTTATGAGACTGCAAAATGGAACACTGGCCGTGCTTTGTTCGGCAATGGTACCGGTATCCTGACTAATATTGAGGCGCTTGGCGCTGCAGGCAATACTGTTAACGTGGCAGACACCGCCTACCTGAAAGAGGGCCTGATCGTTGACGTATACGAGACCGGTGCTGAGGTTCCTGCATCCACAAGACGAATCGTGAGCGTAGACCGTGCAGGCAAAAAGGTTACACTGAGTGGCGATGCGGCTACCTTCAAGGCAGGCTTCATCACCGTTCAGAACTCTTACAACAGAGAGATCACCGGTCTCGGTGCTATCTTCGACAACACCGTTACCGAACTGTATGGCGTGAAGAAAGCAGACAATCCTTATCTTGTTCCCGTTGTTCACGACTGCGGCGATGACATCAGCGATGGTATCATCACCAAAGTTCTGAGAGCCGCTAAAAACGACAAGAACTCCAACATCGACTTGATCCTTGCCGGCGATGAGGCTTACGACCACTACGTGGATTACCTGAGAGTAAACAACATCCGTGTTGAGGATATGTCTCACACCATCCAGGGCGGTTTTAAAGCGATCAAGTTTATCTTTGGCAACAAAGAGATTGATATCGTAAACGAGAGCTTTGTTCCTGCTACTGAGATGTGGGGCGTCGATACTTCTTGCCTGGAACTCCATGCGCAGGAGTGGAATTTCGCAGACCTGCAGGGTGGTGGCATCTTCAACCTGATGGAAGGTCAGAGCATCTACAGAGCACTGCTTGCTAACTACGGTGACTTGATCTGCACCAACCCCGGCGGTTGCATCCGTCTTACCAACGTCGGATATGTCGCTTGAGTGCCGTTTTACGGCTTGAGCACTAACTTATAAAAGAATGTCGGTCTTCCGCCTGCAGGGGATGTAAATAAGCCTCTGCAGGCGGAACATTGGCACTTGCTGAACCAAAATAATTAACCGGTGGTGATAAGAAATGACCTTACTTGAAATCTTTGAGAAAGTGAATTTAGTTATTCCCCTTGAGCAAAGACGCTTCTTTAACTATTTCAATGATACTGTAAATGAACTGAATACCTTGCACGACGGTTTTGTGTTTGAGTCAAAGGGTGAATACACACCGCCGAAGACTTTGTCCGACAGCGTACAGGTGTTACCGCTATATCACAACGCCATCGTTGACAATATTTTATTCTTAGCCGGTGAAAACGAAGCCTACAAAGGCGAGTTTATAAGAAAAGCACGGCTTGCTTACCTGAAGTATTGGAACGACAACGCCAAGGGCAAAAGAGTAAAAAGGATGAGGTGGTAATATGTTCGACAGTGGAATAAAAGCCTCTGATCTGATTGATCAGATAGTTAACGAGGCCGATATCGCACCTGATATTCCTACAGAGAGTTACATACTGTGGCTGAATTCTTTGGAACAGTTACTATACTCTGAAATCATTCAGGAGCAGGGCAAAATTGAACTTGACGGCGTTAATGGCGCTGTCATAGGTGTTGATACCCTTAGCGTGCCAAACGGCGAAAACGACGTAAGATATGAAGATATATGGTGCGTATACGCCACATACGCAGATCAACAAACACAACTTATTGAATCAACTGCCGCAAGCGGCGTTATCTTTGACGACACATATTACAAAATGGGCGTCGATATCGGCATAAACTTGGCGCATAAACCCGCCAAGGTGTGCATTATCTATTTTGTGAAGCCCGAACTTAAAACAGCGGCTAACATCAGTACAAAAAACGTGATGGTTCCGATCGAGTTTGTTGACCTGGTGAAGGCCAAATTGCGTGGAGAGGCGTACAAAGTGGCAAACGAGGACGCTCTTGCCGCAAAATGGCTCAACGACTATAACGTCTTACTGGAAACCTTCAGGGCTTGGGTGGATGGCAAACGGCCTACGTTTGGAATGTGAGGTGGTTTTATGGCAAAGAAAAAAGAAAACCAACTCACCTACCTGCAGATGCCGATTCCGAGTATCCGGAAGAGTCACCGAATGACCAAACGGTCTTGGGCAGGATTAAACTACAGGCAAACCACAGATTCCGGAGCATTATCGATGGAGCGAAACATCTCCACCCTTGATGCTCCGTATCTTTCGCCCTCTCCATCTCCAACACGCCTCTTTTCTCAATATGATCACCCCATCAGCCTATTCGGGTTTGACGACTTCCTGCTGATCATATACCGGAAAAGCACGTCTCTTTACATCGACTACCTAAAGTATGACGCAGACGCTAACGGGTATCTGAAGCGCACAGGGGTTTTGCAGAACGGCGGGGCAGATGAGAATGACGAGTATCCTCGTTGCGTCGTGCAGTTCAACGTATATGACACCCCGGCCGACCTGCGATTGGCAGGAAAGTATGTGAAGAAACTCTTGATCTATCCCGACTGCAAGTCGATGGATTTTGATATTAAGAAAGACGACTTTGTTGTGGAAGACCTCAACGCAGAAGTCAATGTATACACAAACAGTGAGAGTCCATACCTGCCCCCATCGGGTGCAGACAAGGACAAATACCAAAAAAACGAATACAATGACGACGTATATCAGTGGGACACAGAAGAAAAGGTGTGGAAACTTAGCGTTCCCCCAGGCGGCCCTCGATTGAAATATGTGGCAGTGCATATGTCACGTCTGTTTGGTGTCGATGATGATCGAGTGTATGCAAGTGGGTTTAATGACTACACGAACTGGACACTGGATACTATCGATGAGTACAACGAGAGCAACGCTTGGTGTTCTCCTGCACAGTCAAACACCAAAGCAGGCGGCAACTTTACGGGGATTATAAACTTTCAGGGGCATATTGTGTGTTTCAAGCGTGATTTTATGCATGAAATATACAGCACCAAAAACCCTTTCCGCATTCAGGACGTATACGCAGAAGGCGCCATAGACAACAGAACCATACAGGATGTCGATGGTAAACTGATTTTCGTGTCCGAGGATAACGTAAAGGTGTACACAGGCTCCAACCCTCGAATTATAAGTTATTTCCTTGATATGCCGGAATATGTAAATGCCGTTTCCGGCACTGACGGCAGGTGCTATTACCTGTACTGCGAAACTGCGGCGGGAGAAAAACGATTCTTCGTGTACGACACTGTCGTGGACCAGTGGTCTGAACGGAGCATAGGCGTATCGGTATTGAACTTTGCGCACAATAAATCCGGAATGTACATGCTTTGTGAGGATGGATATGTGTATCGACTGGATTCGGGCGAGTATGACCATCTTTGGGAGTTTGAAACAGACCTCATCACCAGTGAAACGGTGGACATTAAGCATCTCAAAAAGATACAGATGCTTGCCGACATCGCACCTGGCGCACATCTCAACGTCTATGTGCTGTATGACGATGAGCAATTCGATGCCGCATCCTCTCAACTTGTCTATACGAGCGAGGGATCCGGGAAGAAGGCGATCAGAGTTAAACTTCGTAAGACAGCGAATTACGGAATAAAACTCCATGTTTCCGGCTCGAATTATGTAAAATTATACGAATTAGAGTTAATTATGGAAAATGGCGGTGATTTGTATGTCTGATATGGACATCAATCGCATGGATTTCAAACAACTCCGAAACGAGGTACAACGCCTTCGGGATGAGGTTGCGATATTCATGCGAAAATATAATGACACCATATACAACCTCGACAAAGAGAACTTCAGCAATGTCTTCACTGCGGAGCAGGATGACATGAAAGCTCAGATCGAGATAACCGCCGATGCCATCCGCACCATGGTAAGCGATACAGATTTACATGCAGAACTCAAGAAGTATTCCACTATTGAGCAAACAGCCGAACAGATAAAAAGCACTGTCACAAAGGAATTTGTAACGCCTCTGATCGGTGACGATTATGTAACGAATGCCACTTTTACCTCTACTATAAAACAGACGGCGGAAGAAATTGAAAGCATAGTGAGTAAAAACATATCCGCCTATTTTACGAGGACATCAAGACCGACGGCATCGAACACATCCACCAAGGAACAGTCTATGCTGTGCTTATACAACGACACGTATTATTATTTCAATGACGTGACCAACAAGTGGACGGAGTACCCTGCGAGTGGTCTGTCAACCATGTTTAGACAGACCGCTTCGGGTTTTGAACTCATAGGCGATACCGTTTCTGTGTCGGGCGATCTGATTTCAGGTGGCACGATATCCGGAATAGACATCCGAACTTCCGAGAATGAGTTTGGCGACGGAGTGCGGCTAAACAGTTCAACGCAGAGCATTGAAGTGATGTATACAGGGGCTGTGGTTGCGCAATGGGGGCCTCTCAGCATTCCCGGAGGAAGTACGCTCCACCCGGTAGGCGGTAGCACGCTTAACATAAAAAGTGTATATGCGACCGGCGATTGGAGTTTTTCTGATTGCGACACGGTGTCTTTCGGTAAAAATGCACCTGTTGCAATATTCGGGTAGGTGATTTTATGGACTATGCAAACTCCAAACCACAGAAAGCCTGCGGCGGCAGTTCAATTACGAGGGCAAGCAGAGAAGGAACTGCCGTCACAAACTTTCTGTTTTACTTCAAACCCGATACAAACGGCTCGGCTTACGTGATTATGACAAGGGCGGAAAACTATACTGCCTACTCCCGGTGGAGCATCACGGTACCTGGGGCGTCTTATGATGGCGCTAACTCCGGCACTGATGTTGATGCATACCTGCACAACGTCCGCATCACCGGGCTTACCACCGGAAAAACCTACACAATCAGGCTGAGTTGGTTTAAAAGTGACGGATCAGAATCCTATACTGAGATCAAGCGAACATATTACTGTTCAAATGTTACACCGCCGGAACACCCATACAGCGATATCTACGGAGATACTACAGTTCCGTCCTACAGCACAAGTTATCCGTATTACTGTCTTAAAATTGACTGCCCGGACAACGCATCAAAACTGGATAGCCGGTGTCCGTATGATGAAAGCACACGAAACCTGTTTTGGCACGTTTGCGCAACCAATTATGAGACGCACGCCATAGGGAGCGCTATGGCTCCAGTAGGCACGACTCGGTGGGCACCCGGAACAGTATATGTCTCCGTCACATATATGAGCACTACGAACAAATCTGAAATATCCGCAAGAATAGATGAGTGGATATCATGGATGAATGGTTTAGTCGAGTCTGCCGGGGTAACATTTAAACTTGGGAGCACGACCGCAGACAATGCCAGGCAGATGACGGTCATTGTCGGTACACACGAGCAATTGTGGGGATATAATCCCGATACGACAACACAGGAAACACAGTTGTTCGGCGGCACATGGGAGACGCAGTACTGGGGAGACGGTATCCTTGAGGCAAGGGTTAAAATTTGTTGTGAGAGCCGCTACCCATTTAACTATTGCACTCCTGCTTTTCAGGGCATTGTGTTTGAGGAGTTGACTGAAGCATCGGGACCGGGATATGACCAGTTCGGATTGAACAACACAATTTTTTCTGAGATTTCTTACCCCGGAAAAACCCTTGGCGGCCCGCCTGGGGAGCCTTGGACACGAGACGAGAACGTAATCAGGATCCTATACAGCATAGGTTACCTGAAGGGTGAAAAGAGCGATCTCTACGAATACGACTCCGCATACGGATCAGGAATACACTTTACAAACTACTACAACAGTTACGGTGCGCTTTCATCAAGCTCACCAGACTTGTTTTTTGAAATAAATGCAACCGAGGGTGTGGTGACAGGCTACGACGGATACACCCTTCCCGACACCCTGCCGTTGATTTACAAGAATCAGCGGGCATACAAAATCAGCGCAATATACGCTACCGAGATACCCACAACACAAAAGGAGCAGTCAAGTGGACTGTCTTTCCGGTACACAAACCCATCAGCCGAAGGTAGTCCGAGTTTTAGCCTGCCAAACAATCCGGAATACTCAAACATTCGGAGAGTAAACGGCGGATTTAAGATCGATGTGTCAGGACTAAATACGTCTGGAGAGTATTATCGGCTTGAGGCGCATCTGAAGGACATGGCGGATCAGGATGTAGACGATTACTATGACTTTCGCAGAGGAAGTTATTCAACAAAGACATTAAATATGAACACCCTGAAGTACGGACGAAGATACGAGTTTTATTTGTACTCTACCTACAACGGTATCCACAGTGATTGGTGGAGCATCGGCGAGGGCACCGTAGCACCCAAGACACCCACAATAAGTGCAATGTCACACACCGACACTTCGGTTACTTTCACTTACGACATGGGCGATACGGCGTTTGATGACGTTGTGTACGAGATATACCGTAACGGCGTAAAAGTCGCATCAGATAAAAACTCTGCCGCACCAAAGACCGTTACCTTAGATTTCGATTCCGCAGGGGGCAACTATACGCTCAAAGTATATTCCGTGGTTAGGGTAAACGGCGCAACAATTCAATGTGTTGATTCTGATGGGGCAGACACTTTTGCGTCCTACGAATTCTCCATAGAGAATCGTGCGTATTTCTATTGGAGCGACTACACAACAGAAGTAAAACAGGGCGGCACTCTGTCAAACATATCGCATACTGTATGGAACGCATTTGTACAAAATGTGTACGACACGGTATGTGTTTTTTCTTTAAAGGCAGGGAATATGCCGAACAACACAACAACATACGCTTCCGGTTTTGGATCTGCGGCAGGTGAGAGTTACGAAACCGCACTTATGACATACGCTATGATGTCTGACTCAACGTCGGGAAGGACATTAACGGCAGAGCGATTCAATATCGTAAACTACGTTATCAGCTTAGCCGCCGCAACAGGCGTTTCATATAAATACAACAAGGACACAAGCCCTACAGAGGTCGATGCTTTAGACCTGCTAACCTTGCAGGACAAATTAAATTCTATATGATGGGGGAGTTGAAAAACCATGAAGGTACTATTCAAGAACGGCACACAGTCGTTTGATTGCTCAGAACCTATTGAGCAGAAGATTTTTAAGTCAGGTGCGTCAGTCGGGTGGGCAATCATGTTCCACATCACCGCAGACGTCAGTTCGTCTGAAATGGACGAAATTATCACTCCTGATGGCATCTCGGAGTTAACGTTTACAAACGACGCAGGCACAGCCAACGTCGTAACTGGCTATACTGCCGTATCCGCCTGCACCATCCGCCACAAAAACGCTGAAACCATTGCGGAGTTGCAGTTCACCAAAATCGGTGCGCCGGGTACTGCGGAAGGAGATGCTGTAAATGGATAAGTTCAAAAAAGTGCCTAACGGCTTCAATTATGTGTATGAGAAGTTGATCCCTGCGGGAGAGACTGTTATCGTGAAAATGCCGCCGGTGTCTTCAAATAAGCGTGGAATTAACGACATCGGATGGATTGCGGACGGGGATATCACTCTTTACGGAACGCTTTCCAGTAATCCTGCCAACACACAATTGTGGCAGGAGATCCAGGGATCCGACGAGGTGAATAAGACTGTTACTGCTATCAAAGCGGTAAACTTCGGAGATTTTGACGCCACTGTCGTGATCCGTGTCATTTTGAATTAGAGAGGGGTGCGGCAATTGAGAGGAAATGTGTCAAAAACAAAACTTAGCGAGACACCAAACGGGCATGACGTAATCGGTGACCTTTCTGCGCTCACCACAAAAAACCGGTCAAATCTCGTTGGTGCGATCAATGAAATTGCGGCAACTCCGCCGAAATATGCGGTATATGGAGTATCGATTGACCTAAAGAACAGCAACCCCGAAACGGCACTGACGTACATTGATGACGCTGTAGGCATGACGCCGGATACTCCTGACTGGTACGAGACGCCGATCCTCAAAGGGGTGCGCCCCTGCTTGCTCAAAGATGGCGTCGTCGTTGGTTACCTGAACAAAGACAACTTTGCTTTGTTCGAGGACGGAACACCGGCGGACATCTCATCAGGCAATGCCGGAGACGTGATGATAGAAATCCCCAAAATCGGCTATAAGATTACCAAAAGCGGGAGTGAAGTTATTGTGCGAGTCACCAATGCTCCGGCGAAAGAGGGCTTCTGCTACAAGGCGCACACAAGAAAAGTTGCCGGGGACAGAGATGTGCTATATATAAGTGCATTTTGCGGTACAGAAACGTTGGGACGGTTGCGCTCTTTGGTAGGAAACATACCAACAAAAAATAAAAGCATTGCGTCCTTCCGAAACCTGGCGCACGCAAATGGCGCAGGATACGACCTGCTCTCTTTTTACCCCCTCACGCTGTTGCAGTGTTTGTTTTTGCTGATCTACAAAAACAGGGATAGTCAGACTGCGCTCGGTGCCGGTGTTACGGCATACGGACGAGTAGATGTGCAGAGACCAACAGGTGCAACGGTAGATCGTGGGCTTTCCTACGGAACATCGGATGGCACAAAGCAGATTAAATTTTTGGGCATCGAGGATTTCTACGGAAACATAAGAACCTTCATTGACGGAATCGCTATAGACGCAAACGGCTATATCCTTACTGCAACAGACGGGTTTAACGACGAGACGGACGGGTACACCGCACACGACCGTATTAGTACAGACATCTCCGGTTATGCAAAAGACGTATACGCAACAAACGACCTTGGATTTATTATGAGATCGAATGGCGGATCAGAGACGACGTATTATTCGGACTGGAGTAACACAAAGATGAAATCAATTGCTGTACACGGCGGAAATTGCGGCGACAAAAACTCGGCAGGCGCTTTCAGATTGTCCGTGGACTCTTTGAAAGCCGAGGCCTCGGCAATAATCGGTGCAAGGCTGATGTATTTATGACGGGGGGGGGATCAGTATGAAGAAAATAGGAACTGTATACGGCGATGCTGAACAAGCAAAGCCGCTTGTCATTAACAAAGACACGGTATATGTGCACACAGACATTACGCCCGCCGAAATTGACGGCAAAGCGGTCGACGGGTTGTTTAGTTATACCGAGACGCAATATAGCAAGGACGAATACATAGAGATCCTGGCACAGCGGAACGAGAAACTCAACAGCGACATCACGGACGTGCAACTCGCTCTCTGTGAACTCTACGAAATGCTTGGGGGTGCGCAGTAATGGCGAAAGTATATGCGAACTTAATCAAAAAGGGACTTAAAACCATTGACGACGTGCCGGACAGGCTTCGGGCAGAGGTTGCACGTCTGATCTGCGAGGAGGGCTGATCCGTGAGCAAACCAAACATTTTACTGATCGCCGGACATGGTGCAGGAGATCCTGGGGCAACAGGTAACGGGTATAAAGAGGCAGACCTTACCCGTGAACTCGTCAAACTGATACAAAAAAGGCTATCAAAATTCGCCGGTGTTAGGTTTTTGCCGATGGAACGAAATTGGTATCAACATATTTGCGAAAACGGCGCAGGCTACGATTTTGGCGGGGCTTCGTATGTGTTAGAGGTACACCTGAATGCCGCTAAACCGGATACCGCCGGCGACGGGAAAAACAAGGGTGCAGAAATATATGTTACCACGAGCGAAGATTCGGTCGCTGTTGAGGAAAACATTCTTCGCCGTGTTTCTTCCCTTGGCTTTACGAATCGTGGCGTAAAGCGTAAAAACTACAGCCTCATACACTATATCAAGCGACAAGGCGTGTCCGCCGCACTGCTTGAGGCGTGTTTCATTGATGACATAGACGATATGCGGCTGTATCAGGAGAAAAAAGAAGAATATGCAGAGGCTGTCGCCCTTGGTATCGCAGAGGGCTTCGGCTTGGCTGAAGGAGATGCGGAAATGGAACAACTGAAGAAAGACATTGCTCAGATCAAAGAAGACTTAGAAGGGCTTAAAAACCCCACGGTCTACAACTACATCGACAACAATATGCCCGCTTGGGCGAGATCGACAGTGACAAAACTTGTTACAAGAGGTTGGTTGAAAGGTGACGGCGACGGCAGGCTGAACCTTGACGAGAATACACTCCGTATTCTTGTTATCAACGACAGAGCCGGAATATACGATAAGGAGTGAGTCGATATGAAAAAGTGGTTGAAAGACGTCGGTATACGGGTGTGTAAGACAATGGCTGAAACAGCGATTGCCGTCATCGGCACAAACGCTGTCGGCGTGACAGACATCGACTGGATTGGCGTAGGCAGCGCAATGCTATTGTCGGGCATCGTTACCGTGCTGTTTAACATCAAAAATATCAAAGTAGATGAGGTGTGAGTCCGATGGAAGACTTCAAATTGAACGCCACCGACAGATTTGCGCACATTGAAGAATCACTGAAGTCCGCACACAAACGTATCGACGGCATCGAGGCGTTAACGAAATCTGTATACGAACTCGCGTCGAGCATCAAAACAATGCAACATGACATCACTGATATGTCAGGCAGGCTGAAAACCATAGAGGAGAAACCTGCTAAGCGTTGGGACTTGGTCATTACCACAATTGTTACTACGGTTGTAGGTATCCTCGTTGGATACCTCTTCCGGGCATAAGGCGGTGATCTAAATGTCTGTAATCCGTGACCTGAAAAAAGAATGGGATAGTAAAGTCCCATTCTTGCAGGGCAAGGTGTCCAAGTTATATGGCGCCGAGACCCCGCAATACAACCCGTTCTTGAATAAGGACGGGGGTGTTTTTAACAAATACTTAGATTACCAGAGTATACTCGACAACCCCCAAGTCGCGTCGAAAACGAAGCAATTCATCGCAAATGCGACGGGGCTGACACCGAGCACACCCACGTCGACTGTTGCCCCAAACGGCACCGTGGCTTCTGGCGGAAACGTTGTTTCTCCTACTGGAAACAGCATCGCCGACACGGCACAAAAGTATCTCGGCACGCCATATGTTTGGGGCGGCGAAAGTATGGCGGAAGGCGGGATGGACTGTAGCGGTTTTGTTTACAGTGCCTTGAGGGACGCAGGATACAACATCGGCAGAACCACTGCGCAGGGTTACCGGGGATATGGTAGCTCGGTAAGTAAGTCTGAAATGCAACCGGGCGACTTGGTTTTCTTCGGTAAGAACGATAACGCAAGCCACATTGGAATATATCTCGGCAATGGGCAAATGATACACAGCTCCGGCGGTAGCAAGAACACAAAGGACAACCCCGGAAAAGGTGTAACGATTGCACCCGTCGATCACAGAAGCGACTTCATAGAAGCTCGCAGATATTAAACTATAGGGAGAGTGAAAAGCCATGCCGTACAACCCTTATAATGAGTTGAAAAGCATATATGACGCGAAGGTCGCGTGGGGTAATGCGACAACCGATCAAGAGCGACAGACGCAGAACGATATAGCAAATGCCGCGCGTCAGAAGTTGAACGCCTATGGGTATGGGCAGCTTGCAAACCAAGTAAGTGCAAGTGGCGCCGATGCTGCCTCTGTTAAGAAGATATTGGATGACTGGTCTGCTGTGACCGACACCACCACCGGTACGTACAAAACTGGAGTTGATAACTCTGCGTACAATCAGGTGATAAGTGCCGCATCAAAAAAGAACGACACCAAATTTGATACCGTGACGAGTGATCACGCAAGCGTGAATAAAAAGTACGAGGATATTTTTAAGTACGCCAACAACGATGTCACGCAGAGCGACGAGTACAAGTCAGCGTTTAAGAACATTATGCCAAGCTACACTCTCGCAGCAATGCAGGGCAGAGATAACGAGGTAGCAAGCGGTGCGGCTAATAATGGCGGTAACATTGACAGTTTTGCAGCGGCGAATGCTCTGAGACAGCAAGCCGCGCTTACTGCAAAAGGGCAGGCTCTCGCGCACCAAGCAGGCCTTGAGGCGCATAACGCCCGGATACAAAACGCGCGAAGCATCCTTTCGGATTTGGGTGTATATAACAGTAGCGTGTATGCGGCGATGGATAACAGCATAAATAACGACCGTGGTATCGCCAACGACATCTTCAACAACACCGAAACCGCCAAGAATAATCAGGTTTCAAGAGATGTGGCAACGAGTGAAGTTACAGGCGTTGTGCCTACGAGTATGCTTTATCAAATGCCGTATTACAGTCAGTTCTTCAATACAGACGGTACACTTAAAAATCCTGATATTGACTATAAAGCTGAGATTGAAAAGGCAGAAGCCGCAGGCAATACTGAACTTGCGAAAGTGCTCAGAGCCGCACGTGGCGCAAAGATTTTCAGCGATTACGGAAAGTACGGTCAATATGCTGACGGTGACTACACTGTTCCCGGCACTAAGATAACTGAATCAGCAAGACAGTTCAATGAGCAAATCGCACAGGCTGATCGTGCTCTTAACGCCGAGCAGGCAGACAATGATGCCGCAAGAAAGCACGAAATTGAGAAAATACAGACGCAGTTGCAAAAAGGTGTAACGGTTGACAAAGATGGCAACGTAGTACCGATTAGTGATGAAAATGGTTGGGCTGATAGCGGCGATACCGGAGATACTGGTGACGCCGAAAAAAATACCGTATTCACTCTGTGGGAAAACGACGGTATCCGTAATGAAATACGCGCCGTTTCAAAGCCCATAGACTTTGACAATAAGCTGAAAGCCGCAAACGTGGATGAGAACGGCAAGAACGCCATAGAAGATGTTTATTCCGCCGTAGCGGGCAAAAGATTAGGCGCAAATGGCTTCGTAAGTGATTATGATTTGGCGGAGCATTTGGTGCGGAACTCTGACGCGAATAATACGAACAAAAACCAACTGGAAAAGGTCTTTGGATACTTCGGGCTTGATAAAAATATGCTCGATTATGTGGAAAATGCAAAATTCGGCGGCTCTATGTGGGCTTGGGAATACGGTGTGAAGTTCAAAAATTAAAAACCAAGAGGTGTTTTGCGTGAACAGAGAAGAATACGAGAGATTAAAAGCTCAGCCCGGGTCTCATCTGACAAAAAAAGAATATGAGAATCTGAAAAAAACTCAAAGCACTAACCCTGATGAAAAGTTCACACTTTCAACAGGAGATGGGAAGACGTTCGGCGCGATAAGTTCCGGTGCTTATCGCGCCATTTCCAACAATCTCTTAGACTATTACAATCCCGTAGATGACAACGAGAAAAAAGTCTTAGACACTTATAAAAAATGGGTAGGCTATGGTAAGACCTATGACATTGTAAAATCACAGTACGATAAGAATAAGTACGGAAAGGGCAATATCGACCTTACAACACGTCCTATTTATAAAAACGCTGACGGTAGCATATCTACCGTCAGCAGTATGTCTATAAATGAGGACGGAAAAGAAGTTCTTATCCCTACCATTATCAAAGATAAAAGCGGTAAAGCCACAATGCTTACCGAGGAAGAAGCCATTGAACATTACCGCAAAACAGGTGAGTATCTTGGTAAGTTTAACACTGTAGATGAAGCAAATGAATACGCAAACTCTTTGCACATCGACCAAGATTTGTATTACTCAAATCCGGACTACGGACGTGACATACGTGATGCGAATTTTTGGGACATAACAATAAACAGTGTTAAAAAGGGATACACACAAAGCTTGTACGGTCAGGAAACTTACAAGGCTATGACCGGGCAGGCAAACAATAAGGCTTTCTATGAAGAAAAGCTCAAAAGCGAAGATTACTCTTTCATTCCTAACGGCAAAGTTGAAGAATGGGTGTCGGGTGCTATGGAACTTTTAGGCCAACAGTTCAAACAGTGGACTGACCCTCGTTCTCTTACTGCGGCAACTGCAGGAGCAGGTTCGTTGGCCGCTACAGCGGCAATAGCCGGTCAAGCGGGTCCGCAAATCGCTGTCCCTGAAGAAATTGCTACTGTTCCTGCGGCGGCTATTACTGGTTTCATAACCGGTATTCAAGCCGGTAGTACGATGGCTAACTTTGAAATAGAAGCAGGACACGCTTACAATGAAATGATTGAAAATGGTATTTCTCACGAAACAGCTCGTAACATTGCTTTAGGTGTTGGTGCAGGTAATGCGGCTCTTGAAATGATTCAGCTTGATGAACTTGTTAAAGGTTTCAAGGCTATAAAGCACCTTAATAATGCAGATAGTTTTCTTAAAAAATTAGGAACCTATCTCGCTAAAAAGGGTGTAAGCGTAGCAAAAGAAACTTTACAGGAAGTCGGACAAGAGGGTGTCACGATGACCGGCGTAAATATCGCAGGTCACGTAGAGGATAAAGGAACCATTATTGATTGGAAAGATTTCGGCAAGAGATTAGGCGACACTGCTGTTTCATCAGCTATGTCTTTCGCTATATTGGGCACAGGTGGTGATGCAGTCAATTATACTGTTGATAAAACTGCAAAGGGCGTAAATGCTGTAAAAAATGCCATTACAAACCGTAAAAACGATAAAGGTGTTACGGCAACAGCTACATCTGTTCAGACGAACGATGTCACACCTGATGATGCCGCCGTGCAGACGGACGGTGCTCCTGCATCACCGGTTCAGACTGTTGTTGACAACAATGCTCCGGTGCAGAACGCTACTGATATAAATAAAACAGTTGACGATGCGACCGTTGAAGCCCCTACTGTAGTTCAGGAAACTCAGCAGGAAACCGCAGAACGTGTAAATCAGGAAGCTGAGGAAGCTGTTGCAGAAGCTGAAAACGTGGTAGAAAACACGCCTGATGTTGAAGCTGTTTCAGAACCTACTGCCGTTTCTGTTGGTGATGTGTTCAAAGATACAAAGTACGGCAACATTATCACTGTTGTAGAGCGTGATGATGAAAACACTACAATAGAGATAAACACCGGCAAAGGCACTGAACAGAGAGTTCTTAAAAACGAACAGGCCGATACTCTTATCGCAAGTGAGCAGTATGCACCGGTGAATCAGGCCGAAACACCTGCGGCTGAAAATGAAACCGATAATTCCGCAATGCCTACTTCCGAAGTTGATAATGGTCCCAAAGTCAGTGTCGGCGATGTATATACCGCAGAAGGTAAAACCTACACCATCACCGGAAGAGGCAGTACATACACATCCTACACCGTTACTGACGAAAACGGCAACGTGGTAAAAAGACGGACAGATAATATCACTGCAGACGTGAATTTCACAAAACCTGATGTGTATACCAAGGTGCATAGCGGTGCCGTAACAGATGTAAACCCCGGAGGCGTGTCCAGCACCCCACAAAACGCCTCTGTGGCGGACGCAGATGTGGCGACGGAAGCAGATTCGTCCGAAGCCTTTATTCAGGGCGAGGATGGAAAATTCCGATTCAATCAGGCGGATATCGATTACACCAACACCACAATGCGTAAAGGTCAGTTCCGAATCAGAGGGACTGACGCATCAATGCAAACTGTTTCCGGACACATTGTTGGTAAGTACGGCATATACAAAGCGGAAGGCGCCAAAAAATACAGTGTCTACTTACTACAATCGGGCCTTGAGGTTGGTCAGTTTAAGACGCTGGCAGAAGCGAAAAAGGCGGCAACCTATTTGGATACCAACCTACCGTTTAATGAGGTGATTTATAATCGTTCTGAAAACGGTGAACCCTCTATAGCTCACACAAATGAGCTTAAAGCCTATTTGGACGATGTCAGACAGATACTTAATGACAAGCCTTATGTAGAAGCACCTGCTACCGAGATAGCAGAAAATGCTACTGTTGACACTGAAAACGATATAAAAAATACCGAATCTGCACCGGAAGATGCAGAAATTGCAGATGCCCTTGCTGATGAGGAATCGTTCGGAGCCGAAACTGCGTCGGGCGAAGACACTGAGAAGCGGTATTCGCTCTCTTCCATGGGGGCGTCATTCTTCGGAAACGAGAGCATTACCGCAGATGAATTCCAAGGTATGCTTGAAGACGGAAGCTATCGAGAGCATTCGGGCTATCAGGATTACGTAGCAAAAATTGTAGACGTTTATAAGCAGTCTCGTGGGCTTGAAACAGTGCCCAACAAGGATGTCGCAGAAATTGAGAGACAGATTGAAGGTCTTATCAATGTCGGCATCGCGTCCAAAAAAGCAGGGTATGATATTCTCGACGATGGTAAAGAACGCAATATCAGGGACAGCAAGGAACGATTGCTGTTCTCATCATTGGAGCCGAACTCAGACTATTTTACATCGAGTGACATATCGACCATCTGTGATAAGACAAAGAACTTTACAGATATATACGAAGCGATCATCAGACGCGAAGACGAGCTCAAGGTTCCGGAGGATAAAAGATTCTTCAACAACGTCGACAATTTCTTTATTTTGCACAAAATTATGGCAGATAAGGGGCTTACGGTGCCTTGCGAAGAATGCTATGTTCAGTCTATGCGCAGAAACCTCTTCCCGATGGCCAAGGCATTTATCGAGCTTGTTACCGAAGAAGACGCAAACAACACCGCAAATAAGCAGTTGTATAACGACAAAGGTAAACTGAAGCCGAATAATGCGGATGTGAGAAACAGCGTGAGAGAGCTGTGCTCGCAGTCAGACTCGCTGATTAAGCTTGAAGACATCACAATCCCAATGCTGACAACAGCGGACGGTATTGCCCGACTTAAGCTTCAGGCACCTCTGCTTTATGAAACATTCAATTCCTTCTATGGGCAGGCAAAACCCAAGATGCCGAGAGAGGCTACGCCGTTCAGACCGGGAGAGCTTATTGCTCTTTTAACAAATCACAACGGTACTATAAATACCGGTCTCGTAAATACAATTAAATCCACGGGTGGATTTAGATTGCAGTCGTATTCAGATTTCCAAATTCAGAATTTTGTGGATGTACTGCAAACCATATTCGAAGCAGGTATGCTTGGGTTAAACGGTCATGCATACACCAAAGTGCCGGCATTCTTAGCCGCTACGGAAGGCACCAATCTTAAGCGAAACCTGTCTATCTTTATGTATGATGATAATGGCACGTGGGAAATCGACAAGAAGAACTCCTTCCCGTTAGAGCTCGAAGATGTGTACGCACTCGTAGCGAGTGATGAGTCCGGCAACACCGGAATTATAGCAGTGTCGCAGAACGACGATATGTCCGCATGGGTTATGGCTAATGAAAACATTGGCTATGCTATCCCGTGGCACGCTTCCGGGGTTAAATTGGAAGTTGTACGGGGAAGGGTTGTTAAGACTCCTGACGGCAGAGAGGTACTTGGCTATGCAAACCAACAGGATCATACAAAACAGCAATCTGAAGTTTGGAAGACCACAGTAGGTAAGAATAAGGAAAATACAAGAGTTTCAAATGCCATCAATATCTACGAGTTTTGGGACTTCGAGGATAAGAAAAACCTTCCGAAGTACAAAGCACTCAGCAAGGCACTCCATGAAGGTAAAATATCCGAAACTGAATACCGTCAGAAAATTGGTCTGTTGGAGAACGCTCTCATTAAGAAAAATCTTAAAGCCTACATCGATAGATGCAATGAGAATAACTACAGGCCTAAATTCCGTTCTTATCTGATGAACAATGAACAGTTCTTGAACAAAGTGTTGCAGAACGCAAAACAGATGGGTGCCGTGCCGCTGGGTGCGACGGTTGATGACATCTCGTTTAAGTATGGTGAATACACCATCCCCTACGGATATTACAAATTCCTCGGTGATTTCGGTATGTTTAAGCCGGACGGCTCTCCGTCACCTGTTGACGTGCTATCGCTCGACAACTACGACTTCGACAAGGCTGTCAAATTCTTCAACGACGCAGAAAAACTCCGCATGAATGAGTTGCTACAACAATTTGAAAATGGTACTATTCGTAACAAATATCGCCGGATGGTTGAGTCCGGAGGGTTGACAACAGAACAGCTTGAGAGTATACTGAGAGAGAAACGAAGTGAAATCGCCCGCAATGTTATAAGCAGTGCGGATAGTGGCAAGCGGTATTCTGCCGCAGAACCTGCACCGGCATTCTACTCGCACATGGCTAACGTCGTGGATGAGATGAAGCAGGACAAGATCGGCGCAAGCAGTGTTGTTCCATATCTCAAGGGTAGAGGCGTTAAGGATGAGGAAATCAAGTGGAGCGGCATCGAAACATTCCTCGATGGTAAGAAGTCCGTAACCAAAGCAGAGCTTCAGGAATTTGCCGCAGGCAGTATGTTGCAGATTGAAACGAAGGAACTGTCGGGCAGCGGAGTGCTTAACTACACAAACGCTGAACTTGATTCTTTGAGAGAGATCGCCAACGTGATCGAGGAAAAATGGGAGAAGATCGACAGCCTGTGGATGGAGAAATACGGCGAGGAGATACCTTGGGATATCCGATTCAACGATAACGCCGTAGATGTCTTGGCTCGCGAGATCAATAAGCGACAGAGATTGGACGGAGATAATTTTGAATTCTTCAACAAAATTGATGCCGCTTTGGGTAGAATACGAGTATTGGAACACAACCGGGATGCCGTCATCCGCAGAGCAAGAGAGCGAACACTGGCAGAGGAAGGGAACACCGAAACCCGATACAGCCAGTACACTTTAGGTGGGGGTAGCAATTATCGTGAGCTGCTGTTTAAGTTACCCGGCTCCGAGTATATCAACCCCGCAATGGAAACCCACTGGGGCGAAGATGGCGTTCTCGCCCATGCCCGCGTTCAGGACTTCGAGGTTGATGGAGAAAAGATGCTATTCATCGAAGAGATTCAGAGTGACTGGCATAACGCCGGACAGAAACACGGATATCGCCAGAAAGGGCAAAAAACCGAAAGAGAAGTCAGACTCGAAGAAGCAAAGGCGTATGATGACTTTCTCAACAGCCATATAATTCTGCGTATCTCCGACAAACTGCGAGAAGCCGGATATAATAACATAGCCACCATAGCGGCAAATCTGTGGGAAGGGAACATCCCCACGACTCTCGATTTTCTCGAAAGACACGGGATCTCTCTCACTAACGATGAAAAGGATTATATTGAAGAAGAGGTCTATAAAAGTAATGAACGCAACCGAAATCTGAAAAATGCTGCAAGTGACAACTCTTCCCCCGATGCACCTTTCCGCGACACATACCACGAGTATGTACTTAAAAATCTGATTCGTATGGCGGCAGAACAGGGATACGACAGCATTGGCTGGACTACCGCAGATATTCAGTCCAAGAGATGGTCGAGCCAGTATGCAGAAGGCTATCGCATCGAATATGACCAAGACATCCCGCGTTTCCTCAACAAGTACGGAAAAAAGTGGGGGGCTAAAGTCGGAACTGCGTTTTTGGATTCCGACAGCCAAAACGAAGTTACTTATGAGATCGCACCAGAGGAAGGCGTTCGTGGCGACGGTCAAACATATACTACGGAAGATGAGGCTGTTGCGGCACTTGTGAAGGCAATAAATGACTCATGGGGGTCGTACTTCTCAGCCGATGAAGTTGTTCTATATCCCGGCGAAGACAGCATTATGGTGGCCGATCCGGAAACGGGTGAATTGATAGGAACCATCAACATCATGGACAATGGTACAAAGGTTTGGTCTATGGACATCACTGATGCGATGAGAGATTCTGTTCTTTATGAGGGACAGGCACTATATTCATTAGAAGGCGAGGATAAAAACAATGAGCGAATTCGAAAGAGTTTACTACCTGGAGACAGCGGACGGGGACGTGATGCGAGTGCCCAAAAGCAAACTGAGCGAGTTTCGCGCTTTGAACGAGAAAATCAAGGCCGAACAAGAGCGGAACGCCAAAGCTTCGCAAAAGAGCTCTTGGAATCCGGGCGAACCGAAGAAGTAATTGACGGAGGGGACAAATACATCCTCGTCAATCCCGAAGCCTATAATGACGATATGTTGTTTATGGTGGAGGATGCGGCAAGCAGAGGCTTAGAGCTCGGATTCTTTGTGGGCAACGCCAAAATTGCGTTTGACACCAAAGACGAGTTCGCAGTCGACGGTATACGAATCAGTGACTCAAAGGTTCTTGTGCAGTACGATGGTATCAGACCGCCGCAGTGGCTCTACAAACACGAGCACGTTCATGCTAAGTGGAAAACTGCCGAGATGCAGGCGGTCAAGGAAGCAATCCTTGGCGACCTGTCCGAAAGGGACAAGAAAAAAATTCTTTCGCAACACCGTTATAGACGATACCTCTCGATATATCGAGGCAACGTGGACGCTGTTATGGAAGAGTTTGTAGCCGACGTACTCTCCGGTATGAATAGTTACACCGCCAAGTACATCAACACTGTAGCAGATTACTGGTACGGCAACGAGAGTGTTGACAGATACAGTCCTGCGGAGTATACTGAGGATACCGACGCAGGTGGAGAGGATACCGACAACGCTAACGCCGAAGATGTTGATTTAGCAACTGAAGAAGAACGATTAGGGTTTAAGTTCCGCATCAGAAGGATAAAAATGAAGGTCTTTCCGCCTTTTAATGAGAGTAATTTCAGCGACTCGCACGAGCGTGCCGAAAGGTGGGCCCACGATGAATCCGTCAACGTGGGAACTCGAAAGCTGGCCTCCCACCGCGATCGTTGGTACATCATTGAAAAATTTGCAGCCCTTGATTACGGGTATCAAATTGTGGGTGCTGTAAGAACTAAAGAAGTTGACAAATTTATAGCTGAGGTGAAGAGACGTGAAAACGAATCTAACAAAGCAAGAGAGCGAGCTTTTGCTGGACTTGCTGGTAACGCTGAAACAGGACACTCAAATGGCTTACGAGGACGCAGTCATGATCGCGATACAGATAAACACATCGGAAAAGCTGGAGGCCCTGAAGAATTGGCTACGGACCAAAGCAGAGGGAAACACGTTTTGTCTGACACCGAACGAACTGCTGAACAAAACAGCTCAGATAAGCAAGATGTAAAAAGGTACTCCTTTGCAGATAACGGTGTCCCTGACTTATTCGAGGCGTGGGACGCATCCGAGGAATCGGACAACGATACGCCCGCGCCTAAGTCTGCCGCAAACACTGGTGTGAAAAGCGATCGGTATATGGCAAGTCAAACTTCTGCTAAAGAGAACAGGTGGGTGGCCGATGATGCAACAACCACACCGGAAGCGGATGAAATCCCCACTGTGTCGGAACTGGTTAACGACATAAAGAAGTCCTTCGGTATTACTGTTAAGACGGGCAAGGTTACAGCACGAGGTGCATCCGGTATATACAAGGTTTTGCCGGAGGTCATCAGGACCAAAGGCTCGAACCAACTACCTACCATAATACACGAGCTTGGGCACCATCTGAATAAGCGGTATGCCATCGAGAATAGTCAATACATCGATGAGGCAAAACAGCTTGTTGATCCGGACTTCTTAGCGCAGTACGCGCAGGAGGATGTGCCCGGTGAGATTGCGGCAGAGTTTATCAGAAGATACTTCAAAAATCCTGAAGCCGTAGCACGGCAGTGTCCTAATCTGACTAAGGATTTCCTAAACTCATTAAGCAAACAGGATGCCGAGTCCGTGAACCGGATCGCTCCGAGAGTCCATGCTTACTTATCCGCGGAAAGCGGTGATCGTTATGGTGCTACTATCGTGGATTCAAAAACGGCAAAACGGATGGATAAAGAGGACCTCAGTGACCAAGCACACGAGATTTATACGAAGTGGCTCGATGGATTCCATCCCATCAAACAGCTTGTTGACTTCGTAGAAGAGTCTACGGGCAGGGTGGCTGTCGGAGCTAAAAACGCATTCAAGCTCGCAACCAACTCGCTGAATGCCCACAACATATCCAACTTCGTTTTGCTCGAGAAGTTCAGAGACCTGAACGGGAATATCATAAGTGGGCATAAGTCTTTTGTGGAGTGCGTAAAGGGAATCAACCTGACAAACAAGAAGACACAAAAAGACTTCAGTGAGTACCTGAAGCTCAAGCACGCGCTTGAAGTGCAGGAAAAGGGAAAGAAAGTATTTGCTGACGAGACTCTTGGCGACATAAATAACATCAACGCTCGACTCAACAAGCTCGAACAGATGCACCCTGAATTTGAAAAGGCGGCGCAGAACCTGTACGATTTTCAGCACAACATCCTCACAGAGTTTGCAGTCAAGTCAGGGCTCATGACTCAGGAACAGGCAGATTTTCTCCGCAAGGAGTACCCATGCTACGTTCCCTTCTACCGATACATAAAAGGTAAAAAGGGCTCGTTCGCTCGAAGGTCACTGGCCAATCAAAAATCTCCGGTCATGAGAATGAAAGGTAGCGGACTTGACACATTAGACCCGCTCGAGAACATCGTCCAAAACACCGAGAGAATTATCTCTGCGTCCATCAGGCACCAAACGGCCGACTTAATAGGCGAGTATGCTGATACGGTCGAAGGCATAGGTGCTTTTATTGAGAGAGTGCCTCCGGATCAGGTGGCAAAAACGGTGGATATTACCGGACTGAAAAACAAGTTCGCTGATGAGCTTCAGAATGTAGTCCATAACGCGAAAGACTACTTCGCCATCAGCGACCTGCTCGATGAGGTATTTGGCGATGTTGTGACCGGTTTCTCTCCCGTGGTGAACGAACGCGAGAGGATCATAGCTGTACAGAGAGGCGACGAAAAAGCGTACTATCAGGTGCATAACGAAGCCCTGTTTGAAGCGATAACAGAGCTGTCGCCGAAACAGGCATCAGGTTTACTCAATTTGTTGGCATCATCTATGGGTAAGCTAAATGCTCTGATCACGCAGTTCAACCCGATGTTCTCGGTGGCAAACCCGATACGTGATATAAAGACGGCATATGACTTGGGTGAGATTGATAACCCTGCGAAATTCATTAAAAACTACGCGCAAGCAATAAAGCTCATACTCACAAGCAGTGCTTCGTACACGCAGTTTAAAGCGATGGGCGGTGGACACTCATCCCGTCTAAATGCCGAGCTTGGTGGTATATCAAACTCCGTTAAGGATTTGCAGATGCAAGATGCCGGTCGCGCGAGGAGACTGGTCTACTCTTTAACGCGCCATCCCATCCAGCTCTTGACAGCATTTGCTGATTTTACTGAGTCAATTCCGCGGTTTATGACGTTCTTAAACACCTATGAGAAAACAGGTGACCTGCAGGAAGCGATATACCAAGCCGACGACATCACCACAAACTTTAAGCGCAGAGGCTCAGGTGCAACGGCGAAAGTCATAAACAGCACATTTAGATTCAATAACGCCGCTCTGCAGGGCCTTGATAAGACAAAACGGACGTTCACTGATGCGGACAGTAAGCGCAAAGTACAAATCACTGCGAAGTGGCTGACCGAGGCTATATTGCTTGCCGTTCTGCTTAACTTCATCAACCGTGGAAAAGATGAAGAGGGTTATGAGAATCTATCGAGCTACAAAAAGAATAACTTCTATAATATAGCTCTCGGCGATGGCCAATTCCTCTCACTCCCGAAAGAAAGAGAGAATGCGGTGCTTAACTCTTTGGTGGAGCGTACAATTGATGCGCTGTGTGGCGAAGATGATGCGTTCTATGACTTTGGTGGATATTTAGCATCACAGCTTTTGCCGCCTATGATCCCCGGCACCATCAATCCAGTAGATGCCGTACACGAGTTGGCCAACAGCACTCTGCTTGGCCCGCTAACCGATATCGGCTTCAACAAGGATTTCAAGGGCGCCCCCATAGAAAGCAACTACGAAAAGGAGTATATGGTCAGCAGTGAGCGTTATGGCGAAGGTACGTCAAAACTCGCTTATGAATTGGGACAGACCAAGTTCGCAGTTAACGCTGATATGTCGCCGAAAAAGATAGACCACCTGTTGTCTGCTTTCGGTTTTCTCTCTTCTGCAAACAAGGCGTTGTTCCCGATGAATAATAGCCGAAGAGATGTCACAGTGGGATTGCGAAACAGATTCATTACGGACAGCAACTACTCGACGGACGTTATCAATAAGGTGTATGATAATCGGGACCTTGCTGAACGTGACTTCAAATACTACCTCTCTGCGGGAGAGGCCACCGCGGATAAGGCCGTGGAGTATGAGCAGACCGCTGTGGTATCTGACTACATCTCCGGCATGAACAAAGCTATTAAAGCCTTGCCGGCGGATGAGCAGAGAAAAGGCAGAGGTTTCTTGTTGCAGGCATTGAATCGTTGGGACTATAGCAATTCAAGGTCTCAGGCAGATATGCTGTCACGACTTGGTGGAGTGACGCTGTCTGATGACGACTGTATCATAACTGATGTTCCTGATTCTGTCCTGAAGTGGACAGCTACCAAAAAGGATTCGAGAGGCAAGACTGTTAAAGGTGCTGACGGTAAGGCTGTCAAAATCAAATATACCTACACGATGACACCGCAGGAGTATCACGCCTATGTTACAGACTACCTGAACTTGGTGGATAACTACCGCCTGTATCAGGGTAAGCAAGCATCCGGGCAGGAGGAATACCTGACTGCACTTGCGGCAACCAAGACAGAGGTAAACAAGGTTCTCTCCAAGAAATATCAGGAGAAGTATTTGAGTAAAGCCACAAAAACTGAACAGTAA